TCGCGGGGCCGTCAGCATGACCACGCGAGACAAAATTCTGTTGTCAGCAACCGCAGTGATGATTGGCGGATCTATCGTCATGTGGGGTGTGCGCTGGAAGAACGATCGAGAACTGATCGAAGCGCTGGACGCCTGCAGGACGATGGAAGCCGATGTCCTCCTGCGCACTGACACCTGCGACATCATCAGAACGAATCACGGCACTTTCGGCACCCTCAAGCGATACCACCTGGTGTGCGGAGACGCGGCTTTCGAGATCACTCGAGAAGATGTGTTAGAAGCGGGGGCGAGGATATGAGCAACGCGCTGGAAATGGCCGTGTTTTTCCACGAAACCTACGAGCGGCTCGCGCCGTCCTTCGGATACGCGACTCGCGAGGACACTAAGCAGTTCGACCCGTCGAGCAATAACGGCCGACTGATGCAGGCTGTGTGTGCCGCATGGCTTGAGCAGCGTGACGCCCGCATCCGCGAGCTGGAGAGATGGGTCAAGGAAATGACGCGCAAACGCGACGACGAAGCAGCCGCGCGAATTCGTGAACTTGCTCAATGGAAGCAGGCCATCATCGACGGGCTGATGGTCGCGGAGATTTACCAAGAAAAGCATGACGTTGACCCGAAAGCGGCGCTGAACGCGCTGATTGACTGGCATGTCTGGGTGACGGTGCGGGAACTGAACGAGAAGATCGCCGAGCACGAGAAGGTGTGCGCGGGGGTGTGGGTGCCGGTGACGGAGCGGTTGCCGGAGGATGGTCAGGAAGTAGAGACGCTGCAGATAGACACCGGAAGGCGCAGCAAAGCGAATGCGTTCTTCACTGACGGAGTAACTCACGAATGGCTGAACGAGCCTTTTGAGGGAGATTGGACCCACTGGATCGACGTGAAGGAGCAGCAGCGATGAGAAAAGAAGTCACATACGTCAGCGATCAGTCGGCGGACTACGTGAGCGAAATGCAGAAATGCGAAACATTGGAGGAGCTGAGGGCGGTCCTTGAAGACTACGCCCCGTTGTTTCCTGACGCCTTAGCGGCGTGCCCAAAGGACGAAACAGAGTTCGCCGAATTTGTGAAGGGCAGGAATAAAGAAAGGCGTGGCGTGTTTGCGGGGGAAGAGTGGTCGAATAGATTTATTCCTATCCTGATTCCGATGGAAGCATTGGAATGTTCGATCATCGCCGATCGACTGCACGTTCCTTGGGGGCTTGTTTATCTGCGCAAGAAGGAGTCACAGCGATGAGTCTCGCCCCGTGTCCGGGTGGGAGGGTGCCCGTTTTTCTTACGGTGTATGAGGATTTAGTCGAAGAAGGTGGAGGTGTCATGTACACCGCAATGCCTAACTGCTGCTGCAAGTGGCGCGTTTCGGCATTAGAAGAATGGAGGAAGCCCGGTGAGTCAGTTGATGACTTGATGGCTGGCATATGGAACCACGCTCCGAGAGCGAAGGGGGAGGAGTGAATATCTCGCCGTTCAGATTGTGGATATTGAAGCGGATTGTTTCAGACGCAGTGAGGCAAGGCCCGCATCACGCCAACAACATCTCGAAAATCTACGCCGTCATCCGTGACTGCTGCAGATCAGAGTTCTACGAGGACAATGATGTGACCCTGGATTCGTTTCTTGACGAGCTTTTCGCAGAGTCATGCCGCCACCGCGTGGCAAAGTGTGACGCCACGGCTGATCCTGAAAGGGGGCGCATTGTGAATAAGTACGAAACTGATCCGGCCAAACTGGCAGCGCAATTAGAAACGATGGTGCTGCCGGGAATGCCGCGGGGACCGTCGATCCGTCTGCTGGTGCGACTGCTTAGGTTGTTGTTCGCTGCCGTACAGCGGATCGATGAGCGCGTAAAGCGTCTGGAGGCAGGAGGGTTGCGGGAATGAGCCTCAACAAGCACATCAGTCTGCAGCCGACCCGGCAAGAACGTGTGATCCCGGAAGCGTTCGATCTGCTGCTGGAACGCACCGGCGAGGTACGCGATTACACACCCGACCGTAACCAAGAATGGGAGCTTCGAGCCTCGCTCACAGTAAGGTTCTGGGCCAACACCTCACAGGTCCGCGAAAGCACCAAGGTTGCGAGGCGGGTTCTGGCATCGCGGATTTACAGCGATGTCCTGGCCGAGTTCCCGCGTCTGAGGCTGGCACTTTTCAGCGATGACCGCGAGGAAGCCCTAGCGTGTATGGATCGCATCGACCGGTTTATGGCGGGGGAATGATGAACTACTTTTGCCGGCATCATTACGAACCTATGTACCTCATGTGTCCGCAATGCGAACAAAACGCCGGGGTGTCGTCTGAACACATTAAGGAAATGGTCGATGCGGCGAACCAGCGCGAGCGCGAGGAACTGGCCAAGGAGCTGTTTGTGAAATTCTGTGTTGCGGAGGGCTACAAAGATGCGCACACGGACGAGATTGCGCACGAAGCGTTCAGGGTCGCCAATGAATTCATCTGGGAGCGCGAAAAAAGGAGGCGAAAGAACAAGGATGGCGCCTCGAGCTAATCGCAAACGCGAGGAACAGGACGCGCAGATTGCGATGGTCAAGTGGGCCGATCTTGCCGCACTGCCGCTCAACAAGTCTCTGACGCCATTCTGGCCAGCGGCGCTGCGTCTATCGAAAGTTGGCGCTCACTTACACCACGTTCCGAACGGTGGTGCGCGCAGCAAGGCAGAAGCCGGAATCCTGAAAGGTATGGGTGTGCGTGCTGGTGTGTCGGATCTGTGTTTTGCTCTGCCGGTGGTGGTGCCTGGTGGGCGCGTGATCGCCGGATTGTGGGTCGAGGTGAAGGCCGACGAGGGCAAAACAACCGATGACCAGGAAGCGTTCCATGTACGTGTCGAATCGTCAGGCTACGAAACATCGATTGTGCGTAACCTTGACGAGTTCATATCGGTGGTGGGCATCTACCTGCGGGATGCGCTGCCGTTGCTGCACCTGGTTCCGCCCGGCGTAGTAGCATCGGTGCCACCCGAGTACCTGTGGCGGCCACCATGTCTGAATACATCAGGTATGACCTGATCAAGCACCCCAAGTACAAGTATCTGCTGAAGCAGGACTACACGCACAAACTGTTTAATTCGCCAACGCTGGGCAGTGGTTTCCCCGAGGCGGAATACACCATCGATGGTGGTCACGGCGCATCGCCCGTAGCCATGTTGTCCAGGGCAACCCTGTTGATCAGGAATGGTTACGCATGGGACGGCAGTACCGGTCCTGCACTCGACACTGTGAACTTCATGCGCGGATCGCTCGTGCACGATGCGCTGTACCAGATCATTCCGACACTCCCGGGCGCATTCAGAAAGGACTGGAAGCGTTTTGCTGATGCGGAGCTGGTCAGGATCTGTGGCGAGGACGGAATGAGCTGGATCCGGCGCCAATGGGTCCATGCTGGCGTGCGTCTTGGAGGCAGACCAGGTAAACCGTATGAGCCGTTGGCAGCGCTTTCATTTCGCGGGAATTCGCGCGGATAGGCGATCAGACCGTACCGCGCCCTGCTTCATCGTTGTTCCGCCTGCGCAGTGGCCATAGGGGCCAGCGCAGGCTACACAACGCGCAGGGCGCAAGTGATCGCTTACCATCACAAGACGACAAGCTGAAAAAGAAAACCCCGCTTGACTGTGAAATCTCGCGGGGTTTTCCTTTCAATCGCCTTTGCATCAAGCGTGCGGGGGAAGGACACAGGGACACAGGAACTACACTGGACGCAAGGCAACCTACCAACGCCATTGTCCCCTCCCCCAACACTCCATGCAAGCAGCAGCCCGCAAGGGTGAGGCTCAGTTACCCGGTGACCTCTAGGCGCAAGTCCGGGAAACACACAACGAACGCCAGGCGCTCAAGGTGCGGCGCTAAAACATCCGTCAGTGGTGCCAATGGCTCAGGGCGGTTGCGGTCACCAGCAGGACGCGAAGACCGGGATGACAGTTTGGATTCGTTGGACATCGCCGCTTGTGGGGCATCCTACGCACCCAGCGGTCTTTATGGGCGAAACGGAGAAAGTCGATGGCGAAACAGAAGGCGAAGCCGGTCAGAACCAAACCTGCGAAACCGAAGCCGAAGAGCAAGGCGGTCGCAGATAAATGCGTACATGGCGTGTCACACGGGATGGCGTGCAATATCTGCAAGCTCGCTGTCATGGATGGGGTCGAGCGCGGGCGTGCGGAGGCCAAGGAGTTCACGAACGATATCACTGCCTGGGCGCAAGCATTGGTGTCGAGGGGTATGCCTATCGGACCATTCCCGTTCACTGAACTGATCTACGAAGCGATGCGGCTGAACGAGGTTTTCGAAGCGCACGGCAAGGTGATGCGCGCGCACTTCATGAAGGCGGTTATAGACATTGAGGCGAAAGCGGTGCGGCGCCCGTCCGCGTCATTTCGGGCTATTCACCAGAGTATCGATGTGCCCCAGGCCGAGGTCGAATGGCGAGAATATCTCGAAAGGATGTCGAACAATGGCAACAAGTGATCTGGATTCGGGACCGCGCTGTCGCCACGGTGTTTCGCATGAACAGGAGTGCGAACGTTGTGAATTCCACCTTGGGGGCATAGCCAGCAGGATCGGGGAGACTGCAGACGCCAAGCTGCAACGGTTAACAGCGCTGACAATCGCGGTTCTGCAAGGCGGACTCCCGTATACCGCTGAACAGGTGGTGTCCAAAGCGGCCGAGATTGATCGGCTGTTGCAGGATCGCCGATCAGACATGATATCGGATGCCGAACGCGCAGCGCGGGCAGGGGCAGAGCTTCTGTTGCGGCGGCCGATCGATAACATTCTTGGGAAGATGGGAGGCGCGTGATGACTGCACCCGTGAGTCCGACAATGGCGGCGTTCGTTCGCCGCGTGCACGCCTACTACGACAAGCGTCCGCCCACCGATGAGGTGATCCTGACCTGGGAGGATGCGCTGAAGGGGCAACAAATGGGCCGCATTGAGTCGGCCTACACCGCCTGGCTGCAGGATACGACGAAGACGGGCGCCCCTCGAGCGGCCGACCTGCTGGCCATCATTAGTCACGTGCAACCGCGCCCATTGCTTCGTCGAGAACCGGTCACACTGTCTGATGAGGACATGGCCGAAGGCCGCTTGCGCGCGGCAGTGGGTCAACTGCTGCTTGGCTATGATCCTGCACGTATGGGCATACCACTGCAGCCGTCGCAGCACGCGGCTGCTCTTCGGGTATTCGAGGAGTGGGAAAGCGCGGGATCCGATCGATCCGTGTTGCTGTCGCCTTCGGGTATCAAGGCGCTGTGCGACCGCGCGGTGCGCCTGTGGCGGGAGGGCGATCTGTATCCACACACACAAGGGCAACCGTCATGATCGATGTAAAACAGTTCGTCACGCTGGTTATCCGCCCGACGTTGCTGGAGCTGGGCTTGTACACACCGGCCGCGGAGCGGCTGCTGTTGGGTACTGCACTGGTCGAAAGCAATCTGACGTGGCTGGCTCAGACCCCTCGAGGGCCGGCGCTTGGGGTATACCAAATGGAGCCCGCCACTCATGACGATATCTGGATCCACTGGCTTGCTCGCAAGCCGGTGTGGAACGCGCGCGTGCGCTCCTTCAGTCGGGCAATCGGAACGCCAGGGTTTCCGCGGCCGGTTGCGCAGGAGCTCGTTACGAACATGGCCTACGCGACCGTAATGACCCGGATGCACTACTACCGGCGCCCGTTCGGGATGCCTACTGAACATTCAGATTGGGCGCTGGCACAGATCTGGAAGCAGCATTACAACACCCGTCTGGGCGCCGGCCGGCCAGAGGAATTCGTACGCCGGCTGCAGGCGTACCCCCTTGATATGTTCGGCCCCTACCCTGCGCCGACCTCAAGATGACCGCGGCACGGTAACGGTGTACGCTTCGGTGCGACTCCGATACAGGATCGCACCATGTTTCGATTTCTCCCCCTCCTGTTCATTGCGGCCACAATGCTCCTTGCGGGGTGTGCAGGCACTTACTTACCGCTCACCGCCGAAAGCGGGACCAGCATCACACGGCTTTCGAAAATCACTGGCAGTGTAGGTCCAGCCCCCGTTGGTGGTGCGCACGGAGAGACGTGCCAATTCGTTCAGGTGAACCCCGTCACCGGGACTTGCGTTCACATGAAGCAAGACAACTGCGAGATAAACACCTGCGGCAACGCGCCCTCCGGCGAGTAGCCCATGTCGATCGCCGACTACACCGAACGTTTGCCGGATGAATCTCCGACCGATCACCTGCGGCGCATATGCCTGGACTTTCTCTGGGCGCGAGGCGGCAACAAACCCGAAGACGTGCGGGGCTGGCTCCGCGACAACCCGGCATCCATGTTCGCCGACGCCATATGGTCCACCTGGGCGGCGATGGCGAACGATGAGCACGAATTCATCGACCTCGACGATGCCGATGAAGAGGCGGACCTCGAGGCGTTCGAGCTCGTAGAGGGAGAGCCCGGGGAAGGCGATATCGCCGATCAAAGGGGGGCGCTGCGCGCCATCAAGCGCGTCGCGCGTAAAGACACACGCCGCAATCAACGCCGGGCTGCAAAGGCCGCTGGCAAGCGACTGTTCAAGCGGGCGGACAAACGCCCTCATGCCGAGAAGTACGCCTACACCCTGGCGGACGTCACTGCCGTTTTCGAGGAGATCAAAGCCAATGGCGTTTAAATCACTCTGGGCCGCGCTCCTCCTCACGCTTTGTTTCGGCGCCAACGCTGCCGAACAATTCGACTACCGGCGCTGCCCGGACGGATCTGCCGCCCCACGTGGCCAACTGGACACGTACTGCCCGAAGATCATTTCGCTTGCCGGGATTTCCAGCGTCACCAGCACAACGGCGACAGTCTCCGTCAACGTCACCGGCACGAACGGGTCTGTCTACCTGTACCTGCTGACGACAGACACCGGACGCTCATGGCAGACCGTCAGGCGCGGCACGGGGGCGGCGAAACACAGCGGCGCCATCGCTGTATCGGCTGCTCAGACCTACTCGTATTCGTTCAGCGGGCTCACTGCGAACACGACGTATCACGGCCAAGCTGTTTACGTGCCGACTGCAGGTAAGCCGACTCGCGTCCTGCGGTTCAGCTTCAAATCATTGGTTGATGACACGCCACCAGGAACCGCCCTGACTGGACGCTTCATTGACTGCAACGCGGCGGCTGGTGGCAACGGCACCACCTCTGCACTCAGTGGCGCGAATGGCGCGTGGGACAGCATTGAGGACTTGGAGCAGAACCAGGGGTCACTGACTGCCGGCACGGATGTGTGGTTCCGCTCCGGTTGCGATTTCGGTTACGACACCGACCGTCAGGGTTGGTACATCACGCACGGCGGGGTGGATTCCACCAATCATGCGGTATTCGGTGCGTACTACCTCGACCCGGCAAACAGCAATGCGCCGACTGCTGTCTGGCAGGGTTCGCTGGGCGGGCGACTGCAGTGGAACAGGGATGAGCCGAATTACAAGAAGATCGGGCCGCCGGGCAGTGAAACGCTGGAGCCGTTCTACGTTACCGGCACGCTCGACAGGGATGACTTGGAAGTGGGTCTTGCCCGGTTTACGGGTGGCTTCCCCCCGGAATGCTTAAACCCGCAGGTCATGCAGATCAACTTCGGGGGCTCCTACATCACTGTGCGCGGCTTGATGGTGCGATATAGCCACTGCATCGGTGGTGGCGCATGGAACCTGTCGCTGGGTGGTGCTCCGCAGGAAGACAAGGTGCGCGAAAGTTGGTTGATGGACTCAGGCAGTCACGACAACGGGCACCAGAACTGGATTCACAACGTCGGGCACCGGCACCCGTTCATGTCGTACATCATCAACGAGAACGCATCGCACTGCTCCAACCAGCAGCAGCGGGGCGGTCTGTCGGGCGCACAGTTCGAGGTGAACTACACATCGGGCGGACCCAGCCAGATCGCGGTGAATGACCGCATCCGGGGCGCCACCAGCGGCAAGACGCTTCGAATTCAAGAGATTTCCCTTACCAGCGGCTCATGGGCAGCAGGCACAGCGGCAGGCGTCCTGTACGTGACCGAAACGGTGGGCAGCGGCGACATGACCGCGAGCGAAACGCTCAACCGCACCAGCCCGACAGTCGTCACCGACATCGCAACTCTAGGCGCCACAATCACAACGACAGGCGGCGTACAGCATGTGCTGCGCCCTCGCAACCCGGGACTGGTGCAGAACTGCGGCAAGTCCGGTGGATCAACAGCAGGCCCGCTGGGTGTGGCGCGTGGTGGTGGCTGGACGGGCTCTTTCCTGATCGCTCGATCAGTGCGCGCCTACGGTGTCGTCGAGGCTATGGGTTCTTATGGCAGCGCGGGCGAGTGCTTCAATCCGTTGATGAGCACGCACGTTACCGTTCGTGGCTTGGTTTGCACTAACAGTCTTTCGGCTGCATATCAGGACGGCTCGTCAGACATTGTCTGGGATGGGCTTGTGTCGCATGACAACGGCAAACTGCTCGGCGGATACCCGAATAGCAATGCGTTCGGCTCTGGTTTGCTGATTGGATACGAGGATGTAGTCAACCACCCCTTGCTCGGGGACAACGACAACAACATCATCCGCAACAGTATTTTCGCCAACGCTGACCCTACCGGCGCGGTGTTCGGGGTGCAATTCCAGAGCACGCACAGGCGCACAGGAATTCGGCCCAAGAGGGTCGGCTATCATCTTGCCAACAACGCCTTCATCGCCGTCAACAACCGGGCTATCACAGACGCCTTGGACGTAGACACCGCTGCCGGTGGTGCGAGCATGTACAACAACCTTGTTGATGAATCGAGCAGTTCACTGACCTCGATCTGTCGCCCCGACCTCGTCGCGAACTACAACGCTTTCACCAAGACCGCCAGCAACACCAACTTCAACGAGTGCAAGGGCGCCAACGACGTAAACAGTTCAGCGGCCATCGACCCGTTGCTCGCGCGTAACCCGGTCAACAATACGACCAACCGCGACCACTGGCGCACCCGTGGCGTGGCAAACGGCCTGATCGACCCGGATGACGCAAAGCCGTTGGCAGGCAGTCCGCTGCTCAACGCGGGAACGGCAACCCCATCGACCACGGTAGGTGTCGCGAACCACACCGCATATGACCGCACATGGTCAGTCTCGACCTATCCCTACGCGCTGGACACCGCACAGAAGCGGACGAACTTCGCCAAGATCCGGTACTACGACCGCAACGGTGTTGCAGCCACCGCGAACGTAGACATTGGCCCCTTCGAAGGTACTGGCACTGAGCCAACACCCGAGACGCAACCCTCCGTGTCGGTGAGCCCGAATGGCCGCTACCTGCGCTGGAACGGATCGCCCTCGATCATGGTCGGCTGCACCGGCTGGCGCATCAAGACCATCACCAGTGCCAAGGTCACGCAGTGGTTGGAGGCCGAGGCGGCACGCGGCTGTCAGATCGCCCAGGCGGGCAGTCCGGCACAGACGGACGATGCGTGGCCGCCGTACACCACCAATGACCTCTTCTGTAACGCCAGCGAAACCACCGGGTGTGATACCGGCACCAGCAACCCGCGCATGCGCTCGAGCTGGTTCAGTGGCGTGGGCAACCTCGACCACTTCGTTAGCGAAACGAAACGCCTGGGCATGATTGCTGCGATTCCGCTGGCATTCGGCTCGTCGATTGACCGCCTGTTCTGCGTCGATGGTGCTGCCTCTGCTGCGCCGTCGTGCTCTGCCACCACCTGGGCTACAAACTACGCAACGTGGATCGCGCAGCGGTACGCGGCAGAGAAGCACATCATGTGGATTGTTGCGGGCGAGTACAGCAAGGTCGCATGGGAAGTGAACCCCACAACGCACGCGGTCACGCAGAACACGACCGCGCTGACAGCGAACCAATTGGCGGTCATCAACGCTGCCGCGAATGCGCTGCAGACCCATTCGCACGCATCGACGCTGGTTACGATCCACCCGGACAGCGGATACAACTACGATCCGCCGGGCAAGGGCTCCTCACGCGGGCACTTCAGCAACGAAAGCTGGCTGAACTTCTCGATGCTGCAGGCCGGCGACAACAACGTGAACCGGGTCAACACCGACCGGGACTACGCGCTGACTCCGGTTATGCCGGTGCTGCAGGGCGAACTGAACTACGAATCGACCGACGTGAACGACGCAGAGGACTCACCTTGGCATGTCCGCATGGGTGCATGGACGCATGTGTTGTCGGGTGGCGCGGGTTACACCTACGGTCACACCGCGGTCTGGGATTTCAACGCCGGCTGGGAGGAGTACCTGCCTGGTGGTGCGACACCTGCGGTCGGGGCGGACGACATTTACACGCACTTCAAGACATTCTGGGCCACGTACCACGATGAAAGTAACGCACCTGCCCGCAACCTGATCACCTCGGGCGCCGGATCCAGCGCCGTGGGGACCGACACGTACCTTAGCGTTCTGAAGAAAGGCGACTCGTCGGTGCTGATTGCCTACGCGCCGAAGGGCAACACCTTCAGCCTTAACACAAACGCATTGTCCGGTAGCATCCGTGCGCGCTGGTTCAACCCGCGCACAGGGGCGTACACCTCGATTGCCGATCCGCTCACAAAAAGCGCATCGACCTCATTCGACCCGCCGAACACTGCAGCGGTGGATAACGACTACGTGCTGGTACTCGACTGATGGCACTCACCGACAACCTCAAGTGGCAGATCGATGTAAATTCGCGAGCCCGCGCGGACAACGAGTTTTACAACCACGTCGGCGCGGCGCTGATGACCAAGAACAGCTCGCCTGCGGTCAACACCGACCAGCTTTTCGGTGCGATGGACTTCGACGGGGTCGATGACTATTTCACTCAGTCGTTCCCCGCCGGGCTATCGGCTACGTTCCTCGACAGCGACTTCACGATTGCCGTGCGCTTCCTTGTTGATCCCGACTCAGGGGCCATCAAGAAGCCGCTGCTGATCGGCAACACAGGGGGCACCCAGCGTGTAGACATCGGGGTCGGCGATACCGATTTGATTGGTGGCGCATTCGATGCGCCATCAGGCACTGATGAATTCGAGACATCGGCGGTCGATGCCGGCGACGGCAAGGCTCATGTTGTTGTTTGGCGCCGGTCGGGCAATAACTTCACCCTCTGGGTAGATGGCGTCAAAACAAATGACGTGACCACGGCAGTGTCCTCTATGGGCACGATGAACCAAATCAACGTTGGGCGCCGTGGTGGCACCAACGCTACGCAGTGGTACTTCCCAGGCATCATCTATTGGGCTGCGATCTGGGACAACGACATCAGCGACGGCGATCTCGCTACGCTGCACACCTCGATCAACCCGTTCCTGACCGAAGAGGACGGCGATTATTACTTCGGCACAGCGGGCGCCACGTTGCACTTCCCGCCGACAAACGCTGCTGCCGGCGATCAGATCATCATGAAGCTCACCGCCGGTACCGCGCTGCTGGTGCCGACACAGGCTGACATCGTCCCCGAAGTGATGCCGGCGACGTTCTCTGTCTGGGCCTGGGATGTGTCCGCGCTGACGCTGCTCTCGCGCCCAGACATCACGGTGTACATCGGGCAGAACCGGATCGTTGACACGTTCACGGACACCAACGGCACTGCGCTGCCAGATCACACGCCGGACATTGACGAGTCCACTCTGGGGTGGGCCTATGCGGCGGAAAACGACACGGTCGCGGTACCCTCTTCAGGTGTCACCATCGAGGGCAACAAGCTGCGCATCACGGCCGGTGGTGCAGGCTCTGTCATCGAGACTGAATCGACGAACCAGCAGGTGTCCGTTGACATCGTTGTTGACGCAACGACTCAGATTCACACCATTCAGTTCAATTGGCAGGACAGCGCGAACCGGCTTTCGCTGAAGATCACCGCTGCTGACGGGACATTCCAGCTCAACCAGCGCCACCTGGGTGTGGCGTACCCGGGCTTCGGTAACGGCACTTACGATCTGTCGGCGCTGGGCTCGTTTACCATCGACATCGCGTCGGTGGACGGGGCCATCGACGTTTACTGCGAAGATACGCTCGTCATTTCTGCAGCGGTGCCGCCTCGCGCTCTCGCCACTACCGCAACTAAAGTCGGTCTGTTCTCCGTCAATCAGTCGGGCACATATCCGATTGAGTACGAGAACTTCGCAGCCAATGCGGAAGTGCCGGCGGAAATCACGCTGCAGACCAGCGGTGAGGCGTACAACGTCAAGCCGCCGGTGGTGTGGAATCGCATGCGATGGGCCAGCATGTTTGGCAACGCGCTGTACTCGAAGCAGCAGTGCTCGACAGTGGTTTCCAGCACTGTAATGAATCCTGACGGCAAACCTGCATGGAAGATGATTCCATCAGTCGCAGGGAGCTACGCGATCTACCGATATGATTTCTCGCTGGCAGAGATTCCCGCGAGCACGCCGATCTCCTTTGCCATTGACATCTATGCGGGCGAATTCACATCCGCTGACATTTCGTTCTATGACCGGGCCGGAAACTACGGCTCCACAGGCGTCTTCAACGCATCGACCGGCGCATGGACCTCTGCGGCTAACGGGTCGGCGCTTGGGAGTGCAACGCGACGATTCGAGGCTATAACAGGCGGCTACCGCATCTACCTCGAAAACATGAGTACCGGAGTGGGGTCCTCTACTCCTAACGTCAGGATCAACACGTACCACGGTTCCGGCACGATGGCCGGCTCCAACGGCTGCTACTTTTCGCGATTGCAAATGGATCTACTGGCGTCGCTGGTCGATGTGCCGTTCATTGACACAGAGCATGTCCCGCTTCGTTCGGACCAAGTCATTGTGCGAGCGCAAGGGCCACACAACCCCCTGCCCTACAGCGCAACCTTTTCCAATTCCGCATGGCAAAAGACGAACCTGGTACTCGGCGACAGCCTCACGTTCGGTGGCGACACCTACAACAAGATCAAAGAAAACAGCGCCACGGGTGCGCAATTCGTACTTGAATCCCTGAACCTCGCTCTTAATCCGGCACTTCTGACATCCGTCAGATTCCGATTCACATCGGCTCTCAGGCATGCCTGGGTTCAGGTGTATGGGGATACCACCTCAAACCATAGCTACATTGCGATCAACCCCTCTACCGGCGCGATCCTTTTTTCAGCCGTAGTGGGGACTGCGGCAATTCACTCAAGTTCGGCGGTTGAGCTTGGCACGACTACTGTTGACGGGGTAGCAGGCACAAAGGTCTGGGAAGTCACGTTCCGTCTGTGGCCCTCGACAACGTCTGCAGCCCTGTTGAACAGGCTGAGATTTCGCAGTCACAACGGCTCTACGGATACCCACAATGGGGACGGCACGTCTGGCATCTATCTCGCGCGCATTCAGATATGCAGCGGCTACGACATTCCCGACTACGCCGAGACAACAAGTGCTGATCCCCTTTTTGCAGATGTTGTGGATGAGGTAACTGTTGACGGCGTGACTGCGCTGATCGCTGGCGACAACCACTTCCCGCAGAGCAGGGCGACAAACGCGAACGGTTGGGGCATTGGATCGAACACCACCCGGGTAGCCAACGGCAACCTCGCAGACGACACGTATCCGGGCGCGTCCTCATACATTGGCAACGCATCCGGGTCGAACATCTATTTGAACTACAATTTCTCGAACCTTGCGACGGGCAATTGGACGGTGGTGTGTAAGGCGAGGATCGTGACCGGGCCGAAGCCGACGTCCGGAACGATTCTGAGCTGCGACTATCACAACGGTACGTCGGTCGTGCGCGCGACAGTCCCGATCAGCGGATCACTGCTTGACGGGGAGTGGAGAGAGTTCAGCGTCACGTTCAACAACCAGGTGGCCGGCTCACGCACCATGTATTTCGGGGCTGACACAAACTCGCTGTGTGAAATTGCGTTCGCAGACGTGCAGATTGGACCGTACTCAGCGGTCACTGATCACACGCCCACGCTGACGGCTGCTGTTCACGTGCGCGACCGATCCTCTGCCATCGTCACGCTACCGCCCCTGACTGACTTCACCGACACAGGTGACCACGTCAACACAGGCTGGATGCGCAACCTCCCGGTGGTGGTTGAGGGTCTGGCTACAGGCACCATCCGGGTTGAGCCGGCGGATGTTGCAACCAACTTTGGCAACCTGGGCCCGCTCGAATCCGCGGTGTATCCGCCTGCAGGACTCGTTGAGGGCGACGAGGTCTACGGTGTTGTGGATGAGGGCGAGGGCACGTTCGATCCTGTAACTTGCGATTTCACTGTCACGTCAGGCCCGTTGTCCGGCACCATCTACGGGTACGCGGTAGAGGCAGGCGCGTGGGTTACGCCGCGCACGGTGACCGGGCTCGAGGCCCCGGCCGCGGCACCGGTGGAAATCATTGCAACCGAAATGCCAGGCCGGGCGTACGGCCGGCTCAGAGGTCGATAAGCAAACGGAGATCTTGAAATGAGTGGGACGATCAATGCGCAGGTGCGCTTCGAAATGGCACAGGTCACGGACACCATCACGAAAAAGTCTGGTGTAACACCGTACTCGGCCGGCGACTGCATCAGCAATGATGGCGGCGGCCATTTGGTGTTCTCGCGTGTGGTGCGTGAGGGTGGTCAGTTCACTGGCCAGATCGTTGGTGCGATGTGCCGTTCCTCTGCGAACGTCGCAACGAAGCCAGATCTGGAGTTGTGGTTGTTCCGGACGAATTTCACTGAGGTCGATGACAACGCAGCGTTCGCCCCGTCCGATGCGGAGCTTGCGGATCTGGTCGCGATAATCACGTTCCCAACGGCCAGTTGGTATGTGGGAAAACAGGATTCTGGTGTGGACGGGAATGCGGTATGCGTGCGACCCGGCCTGAACATCCCGTTCAAGGCGGCGGGCGGCGATGATGCACGCGCGCTGTACGGCCAGCTCGTTGTGCGTAATGGCTATGTGCCCATTACGCTCGAGCAGTTCGCGGTAACCCTGCTGGTGGTACAGGACTGACGTGGTGCCTCATGGGCACCGGGACGCTCGAGGCTGAAGCGTGGCGGGAAAGGCGAAAGGCGAAAAGGCGGTTGCATCGCGGAAGGCGGTTTCGCGTGCGTCGGACGCGGGATCGGGTGGCGTTTCTGCTCGACCCCGAAAATCGGCGACAGCCATCCCGAAGGCGCGCCGCGAGATACCCCCTCCAAAGTCAAAGACCGCGGCTGGTGCAGGCGCTGCGCCGCGACGTAGCCGCGTTTGGTCGGAGGACGTTGCCGCGATCGCCTGGGATTATGTCGAGCGTCACGACAAGAAGCCCTACGAGGATTTGATACCGACAGTCACAGGTCTTGCTGCGTACCTGCGCTGTAGTGTGCAGTCGCTGTATCGGTGGTCTGCGCAGCCGGTGAACGATGACGGCGAGCAGATCGAGCACACGGATCCACACAAGGCGTCCCTGCAGGATGCTCTGGGTGTCCTGATGTCAGTACAGGGTAAAAAGCTGATCGAAGGTGGTGTCCGAGGTTTACTGTCCGGTCCGATCACAAAGCTGATGCTGACAACGAATCACGGGATGGCCGATCGCTCAGAGGTGAGCGGGCCAGACGGTGGGCCGCTGCGAACACAGACCACGCTCATCACGCCTGATACAACCCCTGAACAAGCCGCCGCGATCTATCGGGCGATGCTGACAGGAAGCGCGCCGTGAGCGCATTGCCGGCCGCTGCATCGGATCCGCAGGACGATAGTCCGATCCTGCATCCTGATCACGACTGGATTAACCCGAACTACACGCCGATTTACGCTGCCCGTCAGCAGCGATTGATCTGGCTGCGCAAAAACGGCAACCGCGTGCAGGAGCTCAAAACGTACTACGCCGCAAGGCCGTGGGCGTTCATTGATGATTGGGGCATGACGTTCGACCCGCGCGAGGCGAGCGGTGGTGCACTGGCGGTGCTGCCGTTCATCCTGTTTCCGCGGCAGGTTGAATACCTGCAGTACCTCGAGCGGCGCCTGATTGCTCAGGATAGCGGGCTGGTCGAGAAAAGCCGGGACATGGGCGTGTCCTGGTTGTGCGTCGGCTACGCTGTCTGCAAGTTCTGCTGCGTGCCGGGCTTCGTCACAGGTTTCGGAAGCCGTAAGCAGGAGTACGTTGATCAGGCCGGCGACGACAAATCGCTGTTCCATCGCGCTCGAGAGTTTCTGAGCTTCGTTCCTCCGGAGCTGTGGCCACGTGGGTTTGATCCCAACAAGCACAGTGCACACATGCGTATCTGGTGTCCGAGTACAGGCGCGGCGCTGATCGGTGAGGCAGGCGACAACATCGGCCGCGGTGGACGCACCTCAATGTATTTCGTTGATGAGTCCGCGTTCATCGTGCACCAAGAGCTCACGGACCGTGCGCTATCCGCAAATACGAACGTGAAGATTGACGTGTCATCAGTGAACGGCAACGGTAATGCGTTCTACAAGAAGCGCATGCGGTTCGACGGCACTGACAAAGTGTTCATTTTCGACTGGCGCGAGGATCCCAGGAAGGATCAGGCCTGGTACGACAAAAAGTGCGAGGATGAAGACGAGACTACCATTGCGCAGGAGGTTGACCGGGACTACAGCGCGAGCCAGGAAAATCAGTTCATTCCTGCCAAGTGGATCAAGGCCGCCATCGATGCACACACACGGCTCGGCTTTCGGCCGTCAGGCATTCGCGTTACGGGGTTTGATCCTGCTGACGTAGGCGATGCGAAGGCAATCGTGCACCGATGGGGCAGCGTCTGCATGGATGCGCGCAGCATGAAAACCGGAACCATCAACGATGCGCTGCCCTGGGCTTGTGACGAGGCCGACCGTTTCCGTGCCGACGTGCTGCGATACGACGGTGACGGCATGGGCACGCCGGTAATGCGCGTGCACATGGCCAGCGCGGCTGCTGGCCGGTATCGCGTACAGGCGTTCAACGGTGGTGGTGCTGTTGATCGACCGAAGGAGATTTACGCCGCGGTCGGCGAGGAGTCCGATCGTACGGAGCGGACCAACGAAGACCGCTTCCTGAACCTGCGCGCACAGGCGTGGACGTGGGTGCACGATCGCTTCCGGGAAACGTACAACGCCATCGAGCGCGCGAAAGCTGGTCAGTTGATAAACATCGATCCAGATAAGCTGGTCAGCATAGATTCACGGTGCACGGAGCTACAGCAGTTGGTTGCGGAGCTTGCCAGGCCGCAGCGCAAGTGGAACCAGAACGGGAAAATCCGTGTTGAATCGAAGCCCGAAATGAAAACGCGCGGGGTCAGTTCGCCGAACCTTGCCGATGCGTTCGTGATGGCGTTCGCCACATATCGAACCGATACCAGTTTGTTGAAAATCCCATTTACCCAGCCCTCTGTCCGGATGACCGATTCCGGCGCGGGGTACTGACGGAGAGCGGACATGGCCGAAGCCGTGCACCACCTGACTGAAGACTATTCGCTGCTGGACGAGCCGGACCAGGACAACGAGGAACAGCGCGCTGCCGAAGAGCGGCAATTGATCTTGAACCAGGTCGGTTTGTTGTTCGCTGAAAAGCGAAGCCAGGCGATCGAATACCGACAGGCGCTTGGGATCGAAGAGCTATGGCTCGAAGACGAAGAAATGTACGCCGGTATCGATGAGAACAATGCCGGCGAGGTGAATCGTGCTTTGTGGCGCAAGCGCGCGATCGAGAATCCCAGCGAACAACGTCAGCGCTCCACGAAATCAACGATATTCGTGAACATTTCCCGCCCCTACTCGGACGCTGCCAGCGCCCGGGTGGCCGATATGCTGCTGCCAACCGATGACCGTGCGTTCAGTTTCAAACCAACGCCGAACCCTGATCTGGTCGCGCTGTTGGGTGGCCAGATCCCGCAGCACTTGGATGATCAGTTGCGCACGGAGCTCGGTGCCGAAACGGCTGAATACCAGGCAGCTCGGGCAGAGGTGCTTGAGGCTGCGAAACAAATGGAGGCTCGAGCGCTGTTCACTGCGGAACGTGCGCAAAAGCAGGTGGATGACTGGTTGACTGAGGGGCACTTCCACGCAGAGGCGCGTGAAGTGATCGACGACAGCATGCGGTACGGCACCGGAGTCCTGAAGGGACCGATACCGATGGAAACCAAGCGATTCGCTTGGACGAGGGCAAAAGGGCTGCAGGTACAAAAAAGCATCAAGCCCAGATCGCTGCGAGTTGATCGGTGGAATTGTTATCCGGGCGCCGGCTGCGGAACGGATATCCAAGCGGCTGATTGCCACTTCGAGCGGGACCAGATCAGCCCCCGCGAGCTCCTGAATCTGATCGGCAAGGACGGCTACATAGACCACGCCATTCGCGCCGTTCTGGCTGAAGGCCCCATGCAGGCGATTGCGCTCTGGGATCGAGAGGCCGAACGCATGGAGCTTGCCGGACTGTCGAAACCGGGCGCCGGACACAGCGGCTATGAGCTCTGGTATGCGTACGGGATCCTGACGCGCCGACAATTGCAGGCGCTCGAGATCGAAGCGGGTGGGTTGGATGCAACGGCGGACGAAGACTCCCCGCGCACGCACTACAACGTCCTGCTGGAAATGGTGAACAACCATGTCATCAAGGCCGTTGTGAATGTGTTGGACAGCGGATCGTTTCCCTACGACTACATGGTCTATCAGCGGCTTGAGGGCACACCCTACGGGCAGGGTGTCGTGCGCCACATTCGCGCCGCACAGCGCATGCTGCTGGCCGCAGTGCGAAACATGATGGATAACGCCGGCCTGTCGGGCGGACGGATGTGGTGGGCTCACCCTGGGTATCTGAGGCCGCTGGATGGAGAGTGGAGTGTCGGCCCACGAAAGGGCTTCCTCGCCATGCCCGATGCCCCGTTGACCGATCTGCACAGGGCGATCGGTTTCGTTGATCTGCCGAGTGCGCAGACGGACCTCGAGAAAATCATCATGCTCGCTCTGCGTTTCGCGGAGGAGAGCACGGGCCTGCCGATGATCCTGCAGGGCCAACAGGGCGACGCGACAAAGACCCTGGGCGGCATGCAGATCCTCAACAACAACGGATCAACCGTGCTGCGGCGGATCGCGAAGCTGTTCGATGATCTGATTACGGAACCCCACATGGAGCGGTATTACGAATGGTTGCTGCTGCATGGCACAGACGACACAGCGAAGGGTGATTTCGTCATTGATGCTCGAGGATCCACAGCGCTGGTCGAACGCGAGATACAGTCTCAATCCATCGGCGAACTGTTCGCTTTGTCGGAGAACCCGAAGCTGGGCATTGACCCGCGCAAGGTCGCTGAGGCCTGGGTGAAGTCGCGGCGGTTGTCGTACACGGACCTCGAGTACGACGACGAGGAATGGAAAAAGGTTGTCGAAGCGCTCATCCAGTCTGCCCAACAGGGCGACGTACGGTTGGCGGTTGAACAGCTCCGGCAGGAATTCCAGACGGCTGAAAACCAGAAGGATCGCGACCTCAAGGTTGCGCTCGCCACACTGGATCAGGAGCGGGAGGAACACCACCGGCAAATGACCGAAGCGCTCGAGGCGTTGAACATCGATGACCGGAACGTGGACCGAGAGCACGACAAGGAGAAGGTGAGGATGATGCTGCGCGGAGCACTTGCCCGTGACGCACTCAAGCTGGGTGTGCAAAGGGAACTGGCCACCGGCCGGCAGTCACCGGCGCCGCAGGTTGCCACCCCGCCCACGGAACCCGCGGGCCGGGCGCGTGACGGGATGGCATTCCAGCAGTGACCTACTCCTTCCCCCGCCGTGGATGCGCCTTCGCCCAGGCTGCTTTGCGGTGGGCAGCGTTGAAAAAGCGCTGCCTGCCGTAACCATCGAACACGGTTTCACACCCGCATGCGCACACCCTTGGGCTGTGCTTGCGCATCGCGGCCAGTGCCGCACCGGCGCTCATGAGGGATCTCCGCGCACGTAGTCGAACCACGTGCCGGCCATCATGACAACACGACTGCCGCCGGTGTTATGTCGCGCGAACTCCGGGATAACGAACTGCGGCGCGTGCCCGTTGGAAAGTGCGACTTCAGCGCTGCGCGCGTAGACCGAACTCACCTGTATAAGCGTGGCGGGGTCATTGGCGTTCGTGTCCCCATGCTCGGCCATCGCCCGCCGTATCAGTCGCATACCGCGCTGATTGACGCGCACTGTTGCAACCGGTCCGACAATCCAGGATCTCGGCATATAGAACCAGTCGCTGACCTCTCGCCACGCGCCGTTTGCGTTGGTGCGTTGCTGGTGGCCACAAAGGCAATGGGCGACAAGCGTTATGCCGCCACGGGCGCGCGGTTCAGGGTTCCGGGAGCATACCGGTGCCGTGTAGTCGGACTGCACCAGGTAATCTGCTGTGTGCGCGTGGATCATTCCGACAGACTCCGCGTGAGCTCGTGCAGCTCTCGTGTCTTGCATGTGTGCACCTCCGGCATTGCGGGCAGGATGATGGACCGGCAGCGATGGTGCCGATATTGGGCGTAATCGTAGAACGATCCGGCGCGGGCGATCAGGTATTCATCCCATGACCCGACTTCCACTTCGACCCATGCAGGCGCCCGCAGCGTGGGGCCGTCGGGATCGTAGGGCACCCATGCCGCGTTGGCGGCGACCGTCGCCATCACTGCCGCTTGGTGCACTGTGTCTGCATCGACACACCCTTCATACGAAACGTGATCTGTGCAGATCGCACAATAAAACTGTGTCATTTCACACCTCCGTTACGCGCGGGGAGCCCCGCGCATCCAGTCGCCGGGATGGCAGGACCATGCTATGACGATAACGCTAACGTCGTCAATTCGAGGAGCGTGTCGTCTATACATATTTGCATAGAGTTTTTGCGGTCAGTATCCTTTGGCGAATTCAACCGCGTACAATGGCAAAACACACTGAACAATGGCCGTATACACCACCGGCGATCTGCTGCGCGAGCTCGAGGCAGGCAATGTGCAGTGTTTGGCCGATGCGTTGGTGTGGTGGCACGGCCGTCCGCAGCTCGTTGCGGACTGGTGTAACGCAGAGCTTGGCACGCGGTACACCGGCAACCAGGTGTGCGCGTGGCGCAAGCGTGGGGTACCGGCGCAGGTCCGATGGCACGCCATCGCGACGGTGGTGCAAATGATGATGCCGGGCGACCGGCGGGCAATTGACCGGATCGCAACCGTAATGGAGCGATGACATGAGTGAAGCAGAAGACACCGCGGTATCGCCGCGCAAAACCGCCTACGGCACATTGATCCGCCGGCCACTCAACGGCCGTGCTGATGCGTGGTCATTCGTCCCGAACGAGCGTGTTGGCGCGCTGCTTGGTCGGCATCCGTCGGTGCTACCGACGATGATTGCGGATCCCGGCCTTGAGTGTGTTGTCGGGCAGTGGGTCTACCGCTGGCTGCCGGGCGAATTGCCGGTTCTGGCGACGGTGCACTGATGGATATGATGATGGGTCCATACCTGGTCGCCATGCTGAACGATAATCCGCAGGGCGCTGCGGAGCTGCACGCATATCTGACCAATCTGGCAAATGCGGTTGCAGGTCGCGCACTTTCCGGTGAGTGTCAGCACGTTGAGCGTGAAATCGGCAAGGCACAACTGCTGCGACAAATCGTGAAAGAGCTCAAGGTCGGCCCAGTGCTGGAACTGCGCGTGCCGGTAGAGAGCATGATGCGCACGGAGCCTGTTCTGATGCGCCGTACGCGCGATATCGACTACTGACGGAGCAATGACACCATGAACGACTGCGAGGTACCACGATAGTGGGCGGCGGCGCGGCCGATGCCGCAGGCGGCAATGACGATGATCCGATTCTGGATGATGCGCTCGAGACGCCGGATCCTTCGCTTGAGGACGAGGAACTGCCGGAAGAAGAGCTTACCCCGGAGCAGCAGGCCGAGGCCGAAGCAATCGAGGACGAGGCACTTGAGGCTGGTTTCGCGTCCGAATCGATCGGGCAAGAGTCACCGCCGACAGAGGTGCCGCAGGATCCGGGACAACCGGAACAGCAGCGTCCGGCGGCCCCCGACCCCTCCGCTGGCCAGCCCCCCCGCGAGGGGCAACCCGAACCACAACCCGCCAAAGACGCCGGCTTCGAAAAGCGAGTCCGCGCGCTGGAGGGGCATGTGGGCAACCTCACGCGGCGCAATCGCGAGCTCGAGGCGCTGCTCAAGCAGCAGGCCGGCGCATCACAACCAGGTGCGCCCGCTACCGGCACGCCGCCCAGCGCAGCCGCAGTGGGCAAGGTTGTCGATCAGCTCAAGGGCGCGGATGAATTCCGGGCGATCGAGCGTGAGTTTCCGGAATTCACGAAGCTGGTGACACGAGCGGTCGAAACCGTGATGTCAGCAGCCCCGCAGGGTGGTGCGGTTGACGTCGCGGAGCTCCGCAAGCAGATCAAAACCGAAATGAGCATTTCGCAGCTCGAGGCCCGGCACGCGGATTACCGGGATCTGCTGGCAAACAACGCCGTCGAGGAATGGGTGCAAGGCCAAAGCGCGAAGATACAGCGGAAATGGCGTTCTGAGTGGGGCAGCGATGTTGCCGACGTGCTTGACGAGTACCTTGAGGCCGGCACAGAATCCGCTCCGACCACTACGGCGGCCCCGACAGCCCCCGCAAGTCGCCCGACCACCGGATCACGGCTGGCAAGGGCTCTCCCCGCCACAACAGGGCGGGCAGCAGCACCACCAACCCGCGTGATGACTGAGGACGAGGCGATGGAGGAGGGATTCAAGCGAGGCTGACCGCGTGCCGATCGCTGCGCCCGCACTGATCGGCACGTAAATCGGGCGATGCGTCCCCCGATGGATCAAGTAATCCGGCTTACGCCGGTCACATGAAACATCGGGGTAAACATGCGCTACGCAACTCTCAGCCAGCGCGTCGGGATCCAGAAAGGGCAACTGCTGCGCCACGCGATGGCCACAGAAGTCCTGGGAATCACCGGCGACAACAAAGACATGGCCCGCAACGCGGGCAAGACGATCGTCTTCCGCCGCTTCCTCCCATACGGCGCGACGACTACCAACAGCACCACCATCAACACGATCAGTGTCGATGTGCTGGCGCACGAAACCGACGATGGTGTAACGCCGGAAGCTGAATCAGTCCTGGCGCAAGACATCACGGTGACGATGAAGCAGTACGCCTGCCTCTACGATTACACCGACCAGACAGCCGATTTCCACGAAGACGACATCCCGATGGCGCAGCGCGAACAGTGCGGCGAGCGGATGGGCCTGCTTCGCGAAATGATTCGCTATGGCGTCATCAAGGGCTGCACCAACAAGTATTACGCAGGTGGCACCAGCCGTTCGACGGTTGATGAGCGTCTGAGCCTGGGCCTGTTGCGGAACATCACCCGCGGGCTGATGGCGAACCGCTGCAAGATGATCACCAGCGTGCTGGCGCCCTCACCGAACTACAGCACTGCGCCGGTTGAGGCATCGTTCCTCGTCTTCGCGCACACCGACCTTGAGCAAGACATCCGCGACCTGCCCGGCTTCATTCCGGCGCCGTCGTATGGTCAGCGCAAAACGGTCCACGAGAACGAGCTCGGCTCCTGCGAGCGCTACCGTTTCGTTCTGTCGGCAGAGCTTGCGCCGATTCTCGCCGGTGGTGCATCGGTTACCGGTACCGGTCTGTACTCGGTTGGCGGTTCGAACGTCGATATCTACCCCGTACTGGTGGTGGGTCGCGATTCATGGGGCGATGTCGCACTGCGCGGCTCGAAGTCCCTGGACGTTACGCACATCAAGCCGGGTCAAAAGGACTCCGCTGACCCGCTGGGCCAGAGGGGATATGTCGGTGCCAAGTTCTACGCGGCAGCGACGATGCTCAATGACGGATGGGCCGCGGTTGCCGAAGTCGGCATCACCGCCCTGTCGTAATCGGAGAACCGAATGGAACGCGCAAACAATGCCCTTCGTGGGCTGACGATGGCGATGACCAGTGGTCTGCTGACTGCTACCGGCGCCGAAACTGTGCACGACACCACGGTTACGATTACGTTTGCCATCAACGGCAAGCTGTATACCAAGACCGCCATCACCGACGGCGTCACGCCGACCACGGACTACAACACCGCTGCGGCATTCTTGCCGCTGTCTGCAGACAAAGCGTGTTGTTTCGTGTGGTCGCTGAACGGCTCTGGGGCCATGAAGGTGATGCAGGGTTCGATCGTCGATGTGGATGGCGATACCGATCGGCCCAAACTGCAACGGCCACCGTTCCCGGATATTCCGGATGACGTGTGCCCGATCGCGTACCAGATCGTTCAAACGGCGGGCAACTCGTCGGCTTGGACATTCGGATCGAGCAACTGGAACGCGACCGGCGTGACCGATGCAATCGTCAACGTCGCGACCCTGCCCCGCCGCCCGGCCGGTGACGTGACCTCCTAAGGTCCGTCACTCCGAACAGGAGTACCGAACATGATTCAAAATATGTTCACGCGATTCCGCCGGCTGTTCGTCACTCAAGAACTGCGGCTGGGCTCAGGTGCATCGGTGCTGGCGGAAGTCAGCCCGAACACCTGGCGCACCATTACCCCGAAGGAACTGGCTCAGATCGTGGATCCGCCCGCGCGCGGTGAAACACTGACGGCCGCGAAGACGCTGACGTCTGCAGACGACGGCAAAACCTACTTCCTGGGTGCTGCTGGCGGTTTCACTGTGACCCTGCCTGCGCCGTATGTTGGCGGCAAATTCCGATTCCGAGTGTCCGTAGCGCCGACCACGGCCTACATCATCGTGACCGGATCCAGCGCCAATATCCTGCGCGGCGGCGTCAATGAGCTCGAGGTCGATACCGGTGACGACGGTCCCTACCAGTCGGCCGGTGACACCTTTACGTTCGTTGCCAACGTGGCAGTAGTCGGCGACTTCGTTGAAATGGAGTCAGACGGCACGTACTGGTACCTGAACGGCCAGACGAATGCTGACGGCGGCTCAACGGTGACCCAGGCAAGCTGATGAGTCATGACGCCGGGGTTCCGGCCCCGGACGTCACAACCCCAACCGAGGACTATCGATGGCAGCAAAGGACAAACCCGCAGCGCAAGACTCCGTGGCCGAAACGACGCCGGAAAGCGTGTCGATCGAAACGCAAATGCGCGATTTCGATGAGCGCATGCGCCACCTCGAGACAGCGCAAGCCAATTTTCAGGAATCCATTGCCGCCAGCATTGAACTGCTGATCAGGCAGGGCTCCCGTCACACGTACGACTCCACCGAAATGGAGCGTGGCGGCGATGGCATGGCCGAGTTCAGTGATCAAGGGAACATCGTACAGATCGACAAGGCACCGCGTGTCGATACCGGCGATCCAACAAAGATCGGCAAAGAAGCCGAATCGAAGTTTCTTGCCCAGATCGTGAGAGTGCGCGTGATGCAGCCGCAGGGCGACAATCCCCCGCCGTTCGTTGACATCATGGTGAACGGTGAGCGCTACCGGTTCGGCGGCCCGTTGGAAAAAGACTGGAACAAGGTGCACAACATCCCGCGTTACGTGCTCCTGCAGATTTTCCAGCTTCGTCCTTTCACCTACGGAAACGTCGAGTACACCAGCCCAAGCGGCGCCCGCGCGATGCGCTATCCGCGGTCCTCACAGCGCCGCCTCGAAGTGCAGGTGCTTCATGACCCGGCTGGTCAAGCGGGCATGGATTGGGCACAGAAACAGCAAGCGATGGTCGCGTAACGGAGCACCCCTGTGGACTTTCTGGCGCTCGCACAGGATTTGAGGCGCGAGTGCCGGATTCCCGGCACCGGTCCGACATCGGTTGTCAGTCAGACGGGCGAAGCGCTCGACCTGGTGAACTGGATCGTTGATGAATACCGGTCTATCCAACAAGCGTATGCAGGGCAGTGGCGATGGCTGCGGCGCCCGTGGACATTCAACACCGTCGCAGGTACTGCCACATACGCCTACTCCGCGATCACAGACACCGATGCAGCAGCAGTCATATCGCGCCGCGGACGGTGGCTGCTCACCGAAGATCCCGCGACACAACCCACGATTTACCTGACATCGGACGGCGCCACTGCGCGGAAGCGACTCGCGTGCTCGACGATTGGCACGCTCCGCGCACGATATGACCTGGTACCGCCGGCAAACGCCCGTCCTCAATACATCGCCGAAGATGATCAGGGGCGGCTCACGCTGCGGGCAACGCCGGACGATATCTACACGATACAGGGCTGGTACATGCGCGGGCCGCAGATTCTCGCGGCAGATACCGACGTCCCGGAAATGCCAGAGGAGTTTCACAAGCTCATCGTGTACGGCGCCATGATCGACTATGCGTATGCGGATGTTTCACAGGAAACAATGCTCCGCGCTGAACGCCGGTCGGCAGCCATGTGGGGCGAGCTCCTGCAGTCGCAGCTCCTGCACAAATTCTCCGAAGGCTGGGATCCGCTCGCATGACAGTCATGCTGGGCAAGCGCTCCGCTCGATTCTCGGGGCAAGCTGATCGCTTGCCTACTCCGCATTCGTTGCACGTGCCGTTTCGTGGCGGCATGGATACTGAGACACCGCCTCTGCAGCTCAAGCCGGGCGCGTGTCGCGAGGCGCTGAATTACGAGATTGGGCCGGAAGGCGGTTACGTCGATACCGACGGGTATGAGCGCTTTGATGGTAAGGCGGCGCCGTCCGACGGCAGTTACTCGGTGCTGCCAGCCACGTTGACCGGGACTGTAGCGGTTGGCGACACAGTGACCGGTGGCACCAGTTCGGCGACCGGAAAGGTGCTGGCCGTCGTTGATGGATACCTTGTCATTACGGCCGTGTCCGGCACGTGGCAGACCGCAGAGGACATCGAGGTGTCATCCGTGGTGGTGGGTGTGACTACGGGCATCGCCGCGGACCGCGGTGGTGCGACCACACTGCTGGACGCAACGTATCTGTCGCTGGCTGCCGACTATTACCGCGCGCTCATTGCCGCGGTGCCAGGCGAAGGCCAGATCCGCGGCGGCTGGTACTTCAATGGTGTCTGCTACGCCGTCCGCAATGCGGTGGGTGGCGCATCGGCAAAGCTCTACAAATCGACGGGCAGCGGATGGAGCGAGGTTGCGCTGGGTCGATCACTGGCGTTCACGTCCGGCGGTACCTACGTGATGGCTGTCGGCAACACCATCACGGGTGCGACCAGTGGCGCCACGGCAGTGCTTACCGGCGTAGAGATCCGCAGCGGCTCATTCGCGGGTGGTGATGCAGAGGGCGTGCTGACCTTTGCGAGCCAGACGGGCACGTTCCTATCGGAGAACCTGAACGTCGGTGCAAATCCCAACGTTGCGACCATTGCGGGCAACTCGAGCGCAATCGCGCTCACAGCCGGCGGGCGCTATCAAACGGTGGTGCACAAGTTCGAGGACGTGAGCAGCGAGCGAGTCTATGGTGTAAGTGGTGTGGCCGCGGCTTTCTCCTTCGATGGCACGACATACATACCGATCAGCCGAACGGGCACAAATACGCCCGCGCACATTGCCGTCATCAATCAACACCTGTTGCTGTCGTTGCCGACGGGTCGGCTCAACGGCAGCGCACAGGGTAATCCGTACAGCGATGAGGTCATCAGTGGCGCGTGGGAGAAGTCGGTGGGTGCGGAGATCACCGGTCTAGCGCTCGAGCCCGGCAACGATACAGCAGGCGCCGTGCTGGTCACATCGCGCAATCGCGCCTGGATGCTGTACGGACACGACAAGGACGACTTTCAACTGGTGCAATTCAGGGAATCCGTCGGTGCCTACCCCTACACCATCGCGCAGGTTGCCACGACGCTGTTCCTCGACGACACCGGAGTGATCAACTACCGGGCAGTACAGGACTACGGCAATTTCCTGCATTCGAGCATCACGCAGCACATCCGTTCATGGCTGAACCCGCGCAGGCGGTACGCCGTTGCGGCATGTCCGGTCCGCGATCGAAACCAGTACCGGCTCTACTTCAGCGACGGTACGGGCTTGTGCATCACGTTCAGTGGCAGCAAGCCGCTGGGCTGCATGCCCCTGTGGTACCCGCACAGCGCGCTGGTCACCTGGTGCGGTGAGGATGCCAACGGCGATGAGGTCATTTTCTTCGGCTCGGACGATGGTTACGTGCGCCAAATGAACAAGGGCACGTCATTCGATGGCGAGTCGATTGATGCGCACATCGAACTGCACCCGATCAGGCCTCAAGGGCCGGAAATCGTGTGCAGCTTCCACAACTTCATCATCGAATCGCGTGGTGAAACGTATTCCGCCTGGGACGTACTGCATCGGCTCGATTATGGATCCCCTGACCGGCTGCAGCCCGAGGCGCCGATTAACGCGGTGTCCACCCTGACGCCGGCCGTTGCGTGGGATTCGGGCAGCCTGTTTTGGGACGTCGCGAGTCTGACGTGGGATGGCGTGGCGGCACAGCCGTCGAGCTCGATCCGGATCCGCGGAAGTGGTGAGAACCTGATTTTGGTCCTGTCTCGGACAGGCACGTTGGGTAAGCCCGTGCGGCATTCGGGCGGAATGCTTCGCTACACGACGAGGAGATTGCGAACGTGACAGCGCCTTGGTTCACAGCTTCAGGTGTCCCGGCCTATCGTGCCAGCCCTGTCAGTTCGGTCGTTCGCGCGGAGTTTGTCGCTGTCGAAGCGGCGTTCAACAAGCTGCCCACGTTCTCCGGCAACGGCGCAAAGCTGATCCAGGTCAACTCGGGGGCGACTGCCCTGGTCGCGGTGGACAAGCTGGCGGTTTCCTCATACGGCCTGACCATCGGCGGCAGCGGCGAGAATGTCTCTCCTTCATCCGCTGGCATCGGCCAGCTCTCAATCGCCGGATCTGGCTACAACGGCTACATCGCCCTCGACGGTACGGCCATGTACATCGGCCACAACAGCGGTTCGCGGGCGCTGGCATTCCAGACCGACGAGACGACGCGGGCCTACATCGACGCCAATGGTAATTTCGGCATCGGCACGACGACACCCAATATCTCGACGTTCGGTAGAGCGCTCACGCTCAACGGTGCGGCGGCAGCCACAGCCGGACTCGAGCTCGCCATGAACGGCACCCGTGCGGGCCTGCTCTATTACACGCAGGCAGCCGGCGCCCTGACGGCGCTGTTCCTGATGGCTCACGCCAACATCCCGGTGGTGCTCGGCGCCAACAACACGGAACGGATGCGCATCGCAGCGGATGGCCGCATTGCCCTGGGCGCAGGGGGCATTGCCACGGCAACTGATGTCGCTGTCCGCGCATCGACAAACGACTCCGTGCAGTACGGTCTTGGCGTCTACAACTCCGACGGCGATGCAACGCTGCTCGTGCGCAATGACGGGCTGCTCAACACCGGGACCAGAGCGAATGCGCCGTACAACCTGACCACGGCCAGCGCCGCAAACCTGCACGTCACAAACACCGGCAACTTCGCACGGTCCACCTCGTCTGTCCGCTACAAGCGAGACGTCGAGGACAGCCCACACGGCCTGGCAGAAATCATGGCGCTGCGCCCCGTTCGCTTTCGTGGCAACGAGATTATCGACGGCAGCCGCTGGTTCGGTGGCCTCACCGCCGAAGGCGTGCACGCAGCAGGCCTGACCGAGTTTGTTGAGTACGACGCGGAGGGCCGACCCGATGCGCTGCACTACGGGCACCTGGTCAGCTTGGCATTCACCGGCATTCAACAACTGGCGCGGCGTGTTGCCACGCTCGAAGCGAGAGGAGGCGGAAAACCGTGAGCATAAGAGTCGTGTGGTGTGAGAACGATATCGTAGAAACCGACGCGGGCGATCCCCGGCGGTTGGCCACGGTTCTGCTTGAGGTGATTGGCGCCCCGCGTGCGGAGGGAATGACGCTCACGGAAATGTCGGATTGGCTGGCGATCATGGAAGTCCTGCGCGCGCAGACGGATGCACCCCGATTCCAGCTCCGGCTTGAACACCATGAGCGTGTGAGCAAATTACTGGCATCGATTCGGTTCATGCGCCCGAATGAAGGTTTGTACAACGCGCTGATGACGTTCATGTCAACAAAGCCGGAGGTCTGAAATGCCATTGGTAGACACCCTGCGTGAGCGTGACGACGCCGCTGCCGGGCTGATCCGGACCACGGCGGATGACAGCAAGATTACGGGCTACGAAGCAGATCGGATCACGTTCGATGATCAGAACGACAGCGTAGAGGGCCTGGTCTCTCGCATCATCGACAAACACAACCCGATCCAGCGACAGGCGGAAGCACGCGCTCGAGCGCAGGCCGCCCGTCGCGGAATGGGCGATTCAACGATGGCCGTGCAGGCCGCGCAGGCTGCGGCGCTGGATTACGCCGTGCCGATTGCAACCACCGACGCAGGCAATCGGCTGACAGTTAAGGCGCAGAATGCCAACGCCACCAACTCGGCTCGGGCGAATCTGGCGGGTGCACAGCAGCAAAGCCGCACGGTTGCACAGCAGACACAAGCAGAACGCACGCTCCTGCAGGACAAAGCCAATATCGACAGTAGACTGGCCACGGAGCAGGCGGGTCATGAGGTTGGTTTGATTCGAGCTCGAGGCGAGGAGGAAAGCCGTCTGGCTGCAGAACAGGAAGTGTTTGCCAACAACGCCCGCCTGCACGAAACCAACATGCAGCAACTGCGCGGTGAACAGGCATTGGAAGTGACCGCGCTCGAGCAGCAGTTTAGGACAATCCAGGAAACCATACAGTCAACGAGCAACTACTACATGGCGTTTGCGCAGGGCATCAGTCAAATTCTGGCAGAGCCCGATATCACCGTCGAAAACAAGCAACAGCTTGTGGATCGGATGATGCAAACCGGCCGCGGCATATTCGGGTTCATCAGCGCTCTGTCGAATTTCGATCTCAAGCCGTACATCGATGAAGCATTCGGTCCGGCGACTGGTGGTGGCAGCACGCCGACGCCTTCCGACGGCCGGCCGTCGTGGTATCCGCCCGGCTTGGATTGGCCACCGGTGATAGCGTGACGCAGATCCGGCAGCGCATGGCGCGGCTCGCAGACCTCGATGCAATTGTCGCGCTTGGCATGCAGGCGCTTGAGAAGAGCCAGACACCCGGCTTGGTGGTTCGTCGCGATAAGCTCGAGCGCACGGCGCGCGATTGCATCAGGCGACAATACCTCATGGCGGGTCCGCGCACGTTCGCACAAGTCTCGTTTCGCGCGGACACCAACCAGGTTGTTGCGGCGGTGCTGGCTGACGCGGTGGATTCGCTGTTCTTTGAAGGCGGCGAGGTTATCGTGCTGCAAATGTACACCGTGTATCCGTCCGCCGGCCTGCCACTGCTCCGACGGCTCATGCGGTGGGCGCGGAACGATGAGTGGGTGCGTTCGGTGACATTCGCGCCGAATACCTTCGATGACGGAACGGCGGTAGTTATCGCGAGGCTGGGCGCCAAGGCGCCCGCTTTGACATTGACATGGGTGAGAGAACCACATGGGCAAGTTGATCGGAAAAGCGCATAAATTCGGCAAGAAGGTCGCAAACTTCGGGAAGCCGAAGCCTCTGCGGAAACTGCGCAACGGGATCCGTAAAAAGGCGGACAAGTTCATGGCATCGGACGTCGGCAAGGTTGTCGCCGCTGCGGTGCTGATCTATTTCGGCGGTGCTGCACTCGGATATTGGGGTCCAGGTGCACAGGCCGGCGGCACTGCCGGGCTCGCGGGCGCCGGTGGTGCGGGTGGTGCGGGTGGTGGTGCGGGCGGCGGTGGTCTGTTGGCCGCTGGACAAACGAGCGTTGGTCAATCGTTGGTCGCTACGGGTACGGGCGCGCTCGACACAGCCCTTGCCAATGCTGTTCCGCTTGCGGGCACGTCGGCCGGCACAACCGCTGGGCTCACTGCGCTGAATCCGGCGCTGGCTGGCGTGGGCACTGGCGCGGGCGCAGGTACCAGCGCAGTGTCATTGGCCGGTGGTGCGGGTGGTGCGGTTGACGCAGGTATCGTGGCGGGAAGCTCGGGATCTGGTGCCAGTGGCATTGTGAACACCATTCGTTCGCTGGCGAGGACGACGGGTAATTTCGTGAAAGAAAACCCCGAACTGGCATTCATGGGCGCCACGATGGCCGGCAACATGCTCGGGCCAACGGAAGCCGAAGAAGCCGCAGCCGCAGAGGAAGAGCGCTGGAAGCGTCGCAACCAGAACCTGGCTGTTGGTGGCGTCCGCGTACCGGGCAACGTGACGGCAACACCGCTCCGGACGCTGGATGGTAATAGGGTCTGGGATGATGATGGTGGCCTGGTGGCTAATTTCCGGCAGAAGGTCGCTGCACAGCGCGCAGGAGCATAGTCGTGGGCAAGTCACTCATTGAGACGTTGATGGATTCGGATGTCGCACAGGCGGCGAGGGCTCAGGAAGCCGCGAAGGCATCCCGCGCGAACTCGACACAACCCGCTCAGGCTCCGCAGCCGGCTGCACAGGGCGGCATGCAGGCTGCACCACAACCCGCGATGGCGGGCGGTGAGGGCGAGGAGGAAGGCGATCCGTGGCCGGAGAAGCCTTTCGATCCAGATACCGACCTCGAGGAACTGACACCCGAAGAGAAGAAGAAGTACGACGCCATCATGGCGATCGCCTTGTCGATGCTTCAGGGCGATCCGGAGCAGCCGGCGACGCAGGAAATGTCCAAGCACCTGATCGATGTTTTGGGCTCCGAACGTGATGACCCGGCCGGCGCAGTGGCCACTGTCACGCTCATGATTTATTCGACGATCGATGAGCAGATACCCGGCAAGATCCCGCCCGAACTGTGGGCGGTGGTTGCCAGCGAGATTGCCGAACACGTCATCGACGTCGTTCACAAGACAGGATTGGCCGACATGTCGGGGCCGCTGGGTGGCCAAGCCGGGCAGGCGGCCATCCTGCTGGTTGGCGATTACGAGGGCCTGACCCCGGAAGACATGGAGGATGTTCTCGGATATGTGCCAGAGGACGTCGGCGAACGGATCCGCGGTGAACAGGAGGGGTACCTGATGCCGCAATCAGGAGGGCAGGCAGCATGAGTCTGGTCAAGAAGCTCGGCTATGCACTGAAGAAAACCACGGAGTCTGCGCAGCCGTTCGTCGCGATGCACGTGCAGTCCCGTCTGCAGGCACAGCGCGATACGCGACTGGCGGAAATGCAGCAGCAATTGCAGACGCAGCAGCAGTCGTTCCAGGAACGCCTACAGACGCAGAGTCAGGAATTCCAGCAGCAAGAAGGCAAGGCGAACCGCGACTTCCAGGCCACGCTCGAAGATCGCCGCATGAAACTGCAGGAGACGGAACAGGCGAACACAGCGTCTTACCGTAAGGCACAACTCGACCTGCAGAAGCTCTCATTCGAATCCGAGGACGATGCGCGTAAGGCGCAACTCGATATCGCGCAGAGCACGCTGAAAATGCAGAAGCTCGGCAATCTGCTCGACAACATGTCGAAGGGCATTTCGCTGCAGGAGGCAATCAAGAATTCGCAGGCCGCCGACGAAATGCGGAAGCTCAACACGATCATCAGCGACGTCAACGCGCCGGCAGATCAGCGTGAGGCGGCAATGGATGCGTGGCGGCTGCTGAACAAGTACGAGAAGAAAATCACCGCACACACCATTCGGGATGAAGATGGCGTGCCGATGAGTACCGCGGTCTTCGAAGGATCTGACCTGGTCGATACGTTCCGTATCGTGAACGGTGAGATTGTGAAGTCGTCACCAGGTGCAGAGCCCGCACGCTCGAGCACGACAACTGTGCCCCGAGATTCGAATGCGGCGCTTGGCACGTCTGGCAATCCGTTCATGCCGAAGAGTGCTGATGAGGCAGCAAGCCTTGGCATGAAAAAGGGCGACGTATACGTGAGCCCGCTTGATGGTCTGACCTACACCTACAATGGCGGCGGTGGCGGCGGTGGCGGTGGCGGCGGTGGCGGCAGGGGCGACCCCGCGCTGGATCCTGACGAGGCGCGACCGGCAATGAAGCCTGGCGCTGTCGTTGTGTCCGAAAGTGTGCCGGGCGATATCGATCGCGCAGCGCGGGATGGAAGCGTCCGAAATCCGTGGCGTCCGAGTGGCGATGCCGATTTCGAAATGATGAGGCCGGGCGATTACTTCATCATGAACAACAAGGTCTACCGGATGGCCGGTGGTCGGTAACGACAGGAGTGATTGAGTGGCACAGCCGCTGTTCCCGGGCGACACCCCCGTTGGTCAACCGCTGTTTCCGGGTGACGTCCCGGTAGGTGCATCGCCGCCTGCCACGCCGGCGCCGGCACCCGCCGAAGAGGACACACCCTCCCCTCTGGTAGAGCGTCTGCGCCGTAACCTGGCGCGAGGTGGCGAGGTCCTGCCACAACTGCGCCCGATAGCAGCCGCCCTCGATGCTCTGCCGTCGTCACTGGACGAGGCGAGCGAGATTGGCGGTGATCTCGTCGCAGGATTCGGGCAGGGCAGCAACTCGCTGCTGCAACTCGGTGGCACCGCATACGGGCTGACTTCCGGTCACCTGGACAACTGGCTGACCCGTCAGGGCGAACGAGGCATCCAGTATTGGGGCGACCGCAAGAGCAAGGCGCTCAAAGCGCTCGAGCAGGGGCGTGCTGATGCGGTAGCGCGCGCGCGCGCAGAAGGCGGCGAATGGGCCGCCGCATGGGCGGCACTGTCGGAAACCTACAAGTCACCTCGACTGCTGGCGTCGTTCCTCGCAGAGCAGGTGCCGATGCTGGTTCCCGGTCTGGGCGCAGCGAGCAAAGGCGCGCAGCTTGCCCGCGGTCTGGGCGCGACGGAGGCCGTTGCGGGCACAGTCGGTACCGGCACCGCATGGGGCGTCAACGCGATCCTGCAGGGCGCGGATGGTGGCCAGCAGGCGATTGACCAGCTCCGGGGCCTGCCGCTGGAAATGTGGGCGGCCAACCCGGACGTGAAGAAGCTGATGGAACAGGGCGCGTCCTTCGATGATGCCCGAGAAAGCGTGCTGGTCGATCTGTCTCGCGATGCGGCCAAGCTGTCCAGCTACGTCAGCCTTCTGACCAATATGTTCCCCGGCGCAAACCTGCTGGAAAAGGCGTTCACTGGTGTGAAGATGCCGGGCGGCATCGTATCGCGCGGCGTACGCGGCCTCATTGGCGAGGGTTTGCAGGAGGGCACCGAAGAGGGCAGCGCACAGTACGCTGCGAACCGCGCAGAACAGGCCATCAACACAGCGAAAGACCGCTGGGAAGGTGTCGGCGAAGCCGCGGGCTTGGGTGCAGCCGCAGCGCCGTTCGGTGCGCTGGCCAGCATGGGCGAGAGGGGCGAAGCGGATCCGCTGCCCGATGAGGCAGAACAGGCGACACGGAAAATCCTGCAGTCGGAGTCCGATGAAGAGGCGCTGCGCATCGCGCGGGACTTTGTCTACGGCGCCGGCGCTACGCCGGATGATTCAGGCAACATGCCGCCCCCTGCTGACGGTGAGTCGGCCGTCAAGCGGATACTCGATCAAGCGAAGCTCGATGAAATGGTTGATCGGGCCATTGAGGCCACGCAGCCGGAGGGCACCCCGACGCATGAGCGCGGATCCACACAATTCGCGCTGAACGAGGAACAGTCCCGGCTGATCAAGCAGGCCGGCGCATCACAGATCGATCCGAATGATCTGGCAGAGGGCGGCCTGGAAGACCGACCGCATGTGACGATTCTCTACGGGCTCGAGCTCGGCGAAGAAGAATCCAGCCCGGAGCTGGCGCGCAAGCTACGCGGCGTGCTGGCTGATGCGGGTGAGGTGCAAGCCACGGTGGGTGGCATCGAGATATTCGAGGGCGAGGATTCTGACGTCATCGTGCAGCGCCTGCAGTCGCAGGAACTGCAGAACCTGCATGAACGGATTCGCGATTCGCTTCCGAATGAGCAGACCTACCCGGATTACAAGCCGCACATCACCATCGGCTACGTGCGGAAGGGTACCGGTGAGAAGTACCGGAACCTGCGCACAGGCCTTGAAGGTCAGGTGCTGGTGTTCGATTCGCTTGAGGCGGCGGGTCGCAACGAAGATGTGACCGCGATTCCCCTGCTCAAGCCGGGCCAGGAGATCCCGACGCTGGGCGCCACACCCAGCACCACGCCACCGAAAGGAACCCCCGCACCGCTGGTTGATCGCATTCGTGGTGAAGCAACTGCAGCGCCTACGCCACCGCTTACGCCGACCACGAGACAACCGGAGGAGCCTGGCGCGGAAACGGGTAGAACCGTTACCCCTGAAACCCCTGAAACCCCTGAAACCGTTACACCTGTTTCTCCGGTAACAGCTCCGACGCAGGCTGCGGACGTAGTAAGCACTCACACTGGCCGGAAGATCGGGGTTCAGTTCGAGTTGCGCGAGCTTGATGAGCTGATCACCAGCGATAACCCGCAATTCCCTGCGCGGTTACAGCCGCGTGACCGCAGCCGCGCTGACAGTGACGATCAGATACGCGAAATCATCAAGAACTTCGATCCGGCACGGTTGGGCGCCAGCGCCGAAGCGGACCGCGGTGCGCCGATTGTTGGAAAGGATCGGCTGTTCGTCGAAAGCGGCAACGGCCGCGTGATGTCGTTGCGCCGCATCTATGCGGACCATCCGGAGCGAGCAGAGCAGTACCGCCAATTCCTGCGTGAACAGGGTTACAACATCGAGGGCATGACCGCACCGGTGCTGATCCGTCGTCGCGTGGATGACATGAGCGATGAGGATCTGGTTGCGTTCACCGACGAAGCGAACGTCGATGCAACGAAGCGCATGAGCGCGTCCGAAGAGGCAAAGCGCGGCGCCAAGATCCTGACACCCGAAGTGCTGTCCCTGTATGCGCCCGGCGCGGCGATATCGGCAACGCCGAATCAGGATTTCGTGCGCGCGTACGTGGCGAAGGTACCGGCACCGCTGCGCTCCGAGTACATGCAGGACGATGGTGCACTGTCTGTCGGTGGTGTGCTGCGTATCCGCAATGCGCTGCTTGAGGTGGCGTACGGTCGCACGGAGCGCAGCAATGAGCGCATCAAGACGCTCACCGAGTCTACGGATGACGAGACGCGCGCGCTGTCGAGCGTGCTGACGGACATGGCCCCGACCTGGGCGCTGCTGCGGCAGGACATTGCGCAGGGCGATATCCCTGCGCAATTCGACGTCACCGATGCGCTGCTCGAGGCGATCGACACGGTAGCCAAGGCTCGCCGGGAAGGTCTGAACATCAATGACCTGTTGGCACAGGGCGATATGTTCGGCGGGATGTCGGATGGTGCGCGAGCGATCACGCGGAATCTGTACACCGAATCCAAGGTCGGTCTGCTTGGTCGCGCGCTGGGCGCTCCGCGCGTAATCGAGTACCTGCAGAACTACATACGCAATGCACGGAACCAATCGACCGCGCAGGGCGGGCTGTTCGGCAATGAGCTCGAGGTTACGCCGGTAGATCTGCTACGCCAGCGTCCGGAATCGCAGACGGCACCGGAAGCTGAACAGGGCGATCTGCTCACGTCCAGTGGCCAGCCTGCGCCCGCACCAGCGCCTACCACACAAACAGCGCCACCGGAAGACCGTCTGCAGGGAACGGATGACGCTCTGCACAGCACAGCGTCATCCGCTGAATGGGGTGCAACGAACACCCGATTCCCGAAGGCGCGGGCTGATGCCGCACTCGAGAAGCTGCGCCAAAAGGGCTCGCAGGCGAACGTCGGCTTCGACCCGGAGCTTGCAACACTCGTGTTTGAGCGCGTGGCATTCCACGTGGAAGCGGGCGCGCGAAAGCTGACCCAGGTTGTGAAGCGGATGGTTGCTGAGGTCGGGCAGTGGATCGCGCCCTACGTGCCCGGCGCCTACAGCAACGTCAGGCTGGATCCAACAATGTCGGATCTGGTCGAGGAAATGGACGGGCCGGACGTCATTGAAAAAGTGGCGGCCAACATCCGGGCGGGTCGCGCGCCGGATGCTGGCCTGACGGCTGAAATTGACGCAGGTGCCAATCCTGTAACTCAGACCTTCACCACCACCGATGCCGCAACGCTCGGCTGGGAGCAATGGGCCACCGGCACGGGCTCTGCTACCGCGCGATCAAATGCCGCCTTCAATGAGCGGATGAAGGCTGCCGGCCTGATCAATGCGCCGTGGAGCGAGCAGGAACCGCTGGTCGATGCTTTTCAGAAGGCGTACTCGTCTGCGGATCAGACGCCGTGGTTCATGCGCCACGCGAACTACGATGAATTTGCGAGTGCCCGGCGCTGGTATGAGAATTCGTCTGCGCAGCATCCGTCTGCAAAGCCGTATCAGGAACGCCTTGCGCTGCTGATCGGCAACAACGCGGATCATGAAGCCCGATACCAGGAGGAGCGCAATGCTTCAGGTGCCACCGGAAATCTGGAACAAGATCGCCCAGACACAGACACTGCGAACCCCGTGGGCGGCGGCACTGTTTCGCCTGCCGGCCGACCAAATGTCGGCGGTTCTGGATCGCCAGGCGCAGGCCCTCGAGGAGCAGGGAGCAACACCGAAGGTGGCAGTGGCGTACCAGATACTCGCCCCGCTGATGGTGGAACGGGAAGCGATACAGACATATATCGCCCAGACGGGTCATTCGGGCCTGATGACGGCACTACCACTGATCGACTCACCGGAACACGCGATGATGTTGGCGCAGAGGGACTATCGCCCGAGTCCGGACGAAGAACGGATGCTGCTGAATCTCCTGACGAGGGTGGAGCAGGACGCGACGGAACAACCGGAACTGCCGATACCCTCGACGATGGACTCACCCCCCGCGAGCGACAAAAGCGCGCTGACCGCAATGTAGCCCCGATAGCGGCCGATGCGCAGAACATTGCCGCATCGGTGCCCGCACTCCTGCCCGGCCAGGTGGATGATGTCGCCCGGGCTGAAAGCTGGTGGCAAAGCCAGCCGGATCTGCGCGGCGTTCTGATCACCAACGGCACCGGTACCGGAAAGACCTTCTCGTCTCTCGGGATCCTGAAGCGGTTGTTCCAGCGTGGCGAAGCGCGCAACGCACTGATCGTGGTGAACTCGCAGACAATGGCGTCCGTCTTCCAGCGCGAGGCGGTGAATTTCTTCGACCTGGACGCGGAAGTCCTGCCCGATACGAAAACGCCCGGCACACGGGAAGTGGCGATTACCACCTATGCGGCGTATTCGGCCAATCCGACACTGGCCGACCGTCGATTTGATGCGCTGATCTACGACGAGGCGCATTACCTCATGCGCAATGAGGCGGGCGATTACACCGCAAAGATCCTCACGCACTACGCGATGAGCCACCATCCGGAACACACCGTTGCGCTGGCGCGCATGCGCTCGCCATTCAGGCAGAACTATGAGGACTGGCTCAAGCGTGCACAGGAGTGGCAGGAGAAGAACCCGAAGCGCTCATTGCCCGATGAGCTGACGCGCGAACAGCGGGCGCTTGCGGACGCGGAACGGGCTGAGGGCGACCGCATCTACAACGAGGAGCGGCGCCCGCATGTGGTGTTCCTGAGCGCGACACCGTTGGCGCACCACAAGAACCTGCAACTGCTCGATCAGACGGTATTGGCGTTCGGCAAGCCCGGGAAGCGCAGCGAGGGTCAGTCCGGCGCCTACAACGCCGGCAACGAGTACCAGAAATATCTGATGACCCATTTGGGTTACCGGATGCGTACCGGCAAGCTGACGCAGCCGGAGTCTGGTGTTGATCGGAGCCTGATGGAGCGCGCCTGGCATGAACACCTGAAGGCGCAGAACGCCATCATCAGCCGCATGCTCGATGTGCCGTTCGATTACTCCCGTGTGTTTCACCGGTACGAAAACAGCCTGGGCGAAGCGATCGATGCGGGTATGTGGTGGATCCGTGGTTACGAGCGTGACCCGGAGACGCGCCGTCTGGATCGGATCGATAACGGTCTGTCGAATGAGGCCAAGGAGTTTTTCCGGAAGAAATGGGATTACCTGTTCCTCATGACGTTGATCGAGGGACTGAATGCGGACGAATCCGTGCGCCGTGCGAAGTTGCACGTGGCAATGGGCCGCAAGGTGGTGGCGTTTCACCGGTACATCACCCGCGAGCCGTCACACCCATTCCGCATCAAGCCCGGATATTTCGACGAAAGCGAACGCTGGATCGATCCGGACGGTGGACTGATCACCGCACTCGGGCAGCGCGTACAGGGCGGTCCGAATGCGCTACGTGCGGAGATTGAGGGTCTGCGCGGCCTGCGCCCGGATCTGTACAACTTGCCGCTGACGGGGATACGCAACCCCGTCGAAGCATTCCAGGAGGCCTTCGGGACAACCGTTGCGATCTACAACGGGAAAGTGTCGAAAGCGAAGAGACTTGCGGCGATTCGCAACTTCAACACGGATGGCGGTCCGGTATCGGTGTTCCTCGCCCAGATCACCGCGGGGCGTGAAGGTGTCAGCCTGCATGACGTCACCGGCAAACATCAGCGCGTCGTGATCCAAGTCGGCCTGCCCACTGAGCCCATTGACCTGATTCAGACTGAGGGCCGCATCTATCGTGTGGGCGTGAAATCAAACGCCATCTACGAAATGTTGCGGACAGGCCTTTCGTATGAGGACAAGGCCTTCGCGCAGACCATCGCCCAGCGCTCGAGCACGGTTGAGAACATGGCGATGGGCGATCAGGCCCGGTCATTGCTGGATTCGATTGTTGACGCATATGTCAACGCGGAACCCGGCATCGACCCGAACCCCGATCAGGGCACGGGCGGAAAGCAGCGCGATCAGGCGGTAGCGATCAACGCCTGGGACATGGCGAAGACTGCGTACTGGTCGAATCGGAAGGGCAGGCAGAACGATATCGGCCGCGACTACTTCCCGACACCGGAGCCGCTTGGTCTGAAAATGGTCGAGTGGGCAGAGCTCGCCGCCGGCGAAAAGGCGCTCGAGCCGTCCGCAGGGCACGGCGCGATTGCACGCTGGTTCCCGCGATCCACGGCGAACACCTACATCGAGCTGGAAGACGAACTCGCGGACAAGGTTCAGATCCGTGCACCGCAGGGCAACGTGCGCGTGATGGATTTCATGGACCTGCCGCCCATGAACAAGTTTCACGCCATCGTCATGAACCCGCCCTTTGGCCTGGGCGGATCCGATGCGCTCCCGCACATGCGCAAGGCAGCGGAACGCCACCTGTACCCGGGCGGCCGGCTGGTCGCGATCTATCCGGCAGGCCAGATGGCCGACAAGCGGCTGGAAAAGTGGCTGTACGAAGATGACATGGCGAAGGATCTGCACACGCGCCTGAACATGCTGCTGCCTTCGGTGACGTTTGGCAGAGCTGGCACCGGCGTGATGACGCGGGTGCTGGTGATCGACTATCTGCCTCCGAAATACTTCCCGTCACCGGACACGCAGCAATCGAACCGTGACCTGACGTACATCGAAGACATCAATGCGCTGTTCGATGTAATCCAGGACATGGGTGTGCCCAGGCGCAACATTCTGGCCGAACCGGTTGGCATGGAAGATGCGCCGTCGATCATCGACAACAATGACCTGACAGCAATTCCAACGGACGTTCCCGCCCGCCAGGCGGCGCCCGATGCGCCTGCGGAAACGCCTGAGCCGGCCGGACTGGCGCAACCGCACAACCAGAAGCATACCCGGACCGGTGAAGATCAATGGTTGGCCACACTGAGTCGTGATCTCCCAGACGATCAATACAAGCAAGTGTCGGAGATGGCCAAGGATCTCGGCGGCTACTGGTCGCGCTACGCGAACCGCAGCGCAGGGGTGAAGAAGGGCTTTGCGTTCCCGACAGAGGAGAAGCGCAACCTGTTCATCGCGCGGGTGAACCGTGACACAAATCTGAACGAGGACCGCCCCGCCTACGATCCGGCTCCCGGCATCCGGTATGACGCGGAACTATCCGATGGGCTCGCCGAAGTGTTTGCGCGCCGTGGCAAGTACCCGAACCCCCAACAGCTCGAGCTGTTGATTGATATGCCGGAGCAGCACGAAACGCGGCAAGGCCCGCCAGCAGCGCTCGAGCGCGCGCAGGACAGGGCTGATGACGCAATCCGCGAACTGTGGCGCAGCCGTTCATATGCCGGCCGTGCAATGGCGCGCGACCTTGCGCAGAGGCAGCGCACCATGTTGGTCGGCCAGACCATCAGATCTGCAACCGACCTCGCAACGATTGCTCAGGTGTATCGCGATCCACGCTTTGAAACGGCGCGCTGGATATTCACCGATGACAACGGGCGAATTCTGCTGCAGTACGCCGCAACCACACGGAGCCCGGGAAGTGCGGCGATGCTCGTGACCGTGAATGAAATTGCTGCCCCGCTTATGGACATCGCGTCTATCGCCTCCGGTGCCGGAGCGACCCAAGCCTGGCTGATGCACAACCATCCAAGCGGGGATCCAACACCGTCCGAAGCCGATATCAGTACCACCGCCGGGATCGCTTTGGCTCTGTTTGAAACAGTCGGCCTCAACGGTAAGCCACTGCTTCAGTTCAGGGGCCATGTTGTCATCGACACGGATCGCTACGGCTTCATTGATGAAACGGGCAAAGCTGATCTGTACCAATACGCGGCCCGCAGGCCGGAGACGGAGCGGCCGACGTTCTCTGATGTCGGCAGGTTGGCATCGAATGTAGCTGTGGATGCCATCCGGTCCAAGATGGACGTGATGACGCTGTACAGGAAGTCTCGCGAGATACAGGAAAACGGCATTTACGCAACAGCGCTGATGGTGGATTCGAAACACCAGGTATTGGCGGTGGTGCCCTTCGATTTCGATCCCACGCAGATCAGCCGGAAAGCGCTGCGGGCGATGATGACGCGCTACGCGATCGCTACGAACGCGGCTGCGGCCTTCGTGCATGCCAGCAACGCTTCTGTGGCAACGCGATTCATCGCCGCCAAGGTCGCAATCGATGTCGTGTGGACATCCGCCACCGGGCGCATTGAATCCATGCTGAGTAATGGCTCCTCTGCCACGTATCTGCGCGACAAGGATCGCATGCCGCGTCTTGCGCCGGCGACCAGTCCGGAGTTTGCGGACCTGCCCGCGCTCGAATTCACGCGGAACGCCTGGAGGAATTACCTCCGAATCAAGCGCTCGGGCAGGAATGATTTTCGGGAAGGGGAGTACGACTACCGCGGCGGGCATAGGGCGACTGGAGACGAGGGCGCGCCTGCACACAATCTGACGCACAACGGCATCTATCCGGACGACTTCTACACCGGCCTTTGGCATCACTACATTTCACGCCACAACGTCCCTGAACAGGAGTCGGCAGACATTGCTTTGTCGTTGAAAGGGCGACCGAACAGGCCGGTCAAGATCTACCGCGCAGTGCCACACACCAAAAGCAACGCGGAGCGTGCTGCAATCCTGGAGCGGCAACTGGCGCTGTTCATGAGCAGGGGCCTGTATCCGGATAACGTGGATCCGGAAAGGCAGGATGAGTGGTACCGCGCTACGAAGCAGGAAGCAGAACGTCTGCGTTCTGAGCCGGGCGAACCAGCCGCGCGCCTGAAGATCAATCCGGGTGATTGGGTGTCGATCAGCCGTGCCTACGCTGTGGAGCATGGCGAATCCGAATTCGGCAAGGGCAACTATCGGGTGGTCAGCAAGACTGTCCGCGCCAAGGACATCTACACCAACGGAGACAGCATCGCTGAGTGGGGATATTTCCCCGACGACGTCACCGTGCGCGCGCCTGTTACGGGGTACCACGGCAGTCCCTACACGTTCTCCGAGTTCAGGACGGACCGCATTGGTACTGGCGAGGGCGGGCAGGCGTTTGGATGGGGCCTGTATTTCGCTTCGCTGCGTGACATTGCGGCGCACTACCGAAAAAGCCTTTCGGCGCGTCAGGCTCAATTCGGCCTCGACGGTGTTATCCAACATCCGGATGACATTTTCAGCGCACTTCAGGACGCCGTGCGTGTCGGCAGCACCCTGAGTCGAGACGACGCGAACACGGTCGCGCTCGAGGTGTACGCAGGGCTTCGCGACGACAGCGACATTGCGGGAATGGAAAAGTTCGTGCGGCAGTCGGATTGGGAGGCGGATTACAAGGACGCCTGGCTGGCTGGCTTGGCGCAAGCGAAGAAGTACACCAAGACACAACCAGAGGGCCGCATCTACACCGCGGACCTTCCGGACGATGACAACATGATGTTGTGGGATCGTCCCTACGGTGATCAGCCGGAAGCGGTACGCGCAGCGATCCGTGTTGCTGTGATCAAAGAGAGTGAGCCATCGGATTCGAAATGGCTGGCCACACTGAACGGATTGTCGATCGATGGCTTCGGGACCAAGAAAGCTGCACAGCATTACATCGACACCGCCACGCTTGGTGAAATGTATCAGGGCCTTTCGGCGGGCCGCGGTCAGCGCGGCGCGTCAGAGTTCCTGCTCGCGTCAGGGGTGCGCGGCATCAAGTACCTGGACGGAACCAGTCGTTCAGCGGGCGAGGGTTCGTTTAACTATGTCGTGTTCGATGAAGCTGACATCGCGATTACCGACATTGACGTGCGTTCGATCGTTGCTGCGTACGATCCGCAACCGAACACCGATTCGACAGGCCGGCCGGTGCATCCGACACCTGACGGCGTGAAAGAGTTCTGGCGCTGGTTCCAGCGCAGCGCGGTGACGGATAACGACGGCGCGCCGCTGGTGGTGTATCACAGCACGCGCAACACGTTCGATTCGTTCACGCAGACATCCGATATCGGCTGGCACTTCGGCACGCTCGAGCAGGCAGAGAATCGCCTTCGGAACACATCATCCAAGCAGCTCATTGGCGAAAACATCCTGCCGGTCTACCTGTCTATCCAGAACCCGATGCGCCTGAACGACATGGGCACCTGGGAACAGAAGGACATCGTTGCCGGGATGACCATTGCTGGTGTCGATTTCTCTGACATGGACGAGGCGGTACGTCGCACGCTGTTCGAAGACGGAAAGGAGATCGATAGAGACGCCTTCGTGCGCCTGCTCGAGAGCAAGGGTTACGACGGCATTGTTTATCGCAACGAGGAGGAGGGTTCTGGCGATAGTTACATCGCGCTGCGTCCTGAGCAGATCAAGTCGGCTGTCGGCAATCGTGGAACGTTCGACCCGAATGATAGTCGAATCCAATTCGCGATCACGTCTACGCCGATTGGTTTGTGGAGCGGGCTTGAGCGTGCCGCCCTGGCGCTGAAGCAGGAGCGCGGCAGCCCTGCGCAAATGTTGGGTGCGCTGATGAAAGCGAATGGCGTGAAGCGCGAGGAGATCGCCTTCACCGGGCTGGAAGAATACCTGGCCGCCTTCGAGGGCCGCCCTGTCACACGTGCGCAATTGCTCGAATTCGTGCGCGGGCATGGCGTCAAGGTGGAAGTGGTCACACTCAAGGACGACTTCAATGATCCCGATGAAGACCCGGCGTCGAGAGCTGACGGCGCGAAACGTTATGAGGATCCCGTTACGCGGCTCGAGCTCGAGGAGCTTTTGGACATTGCAGACACTGAGGGCAATGTTGAGCTCTTCGAATTGATGACCGCCGCGCTTGAAGGTGATCGCGATGCGCTGGACGAAGCCGAAGAAATCGTCCGCACGAACCGCGAAAACAGCGAGGCTGACGAAGACGAAAACGAGGGCATCTATACGCAGTTTGCCGGTCACGGTGCGATCACGGTGATGCCGCCACAACCCGACAGCCCAGCCGCGCGGCTCGTTTCGGAGTCGAAACATCAAATAGCCGCAGCGATGAATTATCGGGAACACCTGATCCGCCTGCCGGTTGGTACGCCGACGGACGCTACGGTGAATGCTGTGGGTGATTCCGAGTCGAGCCGGGTATCTATCGCAAATCATTGGGACCATGTTGCATCCAATGTGATGTCGCACATACGAACCACCGACCGGGCGCTACAGGTGGGCGGCGTGCGCCTGAACGCACTCGTCAGCGAGGAAATTCAAAGCGACTGGCACCAGCAAGCGCGAGCGCGTGATGCTGTGATGAGAACACCAGCCATGCAGCTCGACGAGAATTTGCGCGGGGTGCAGCCGCGTCTGTCACTGCCCGGTGAGGACACCGATGCAGGGCGGGCCATCAAAACAGCGCAAGACGCGATGGTTGCCGCGCGCGATCCGTTGATGGCGACGCTGTTCGATCAGTTCGCGAGCGACACAAAGGCTCAACGTCTTGCGAAAGAGGCAGGGGTGCCGTTGCAACAATGGTGGGACGCCGTGGGCGTTGTGAAACGTCTGGAAGATGCTGTGCTCGAAATGCGCGACGTGCCGCCAACCTACGCATGGGCTTCAGAAATCGAAGCCAGGAGGGAGATCACCCCGAATCACTTCTACAAAGACATGTGGGAATCGCTCGGGGATGTCATCGACAACATTCGGGCCGACGAGAGAATCAAAGAACAATCGCTGGCCTGGAGAAGCAGCCTCCTCGCGTACCGACAAATGGTGGATGACGCGACGCAACACCCGGAACGCCGATTGAAGGACGCGCAGACGGCATCGAATTCCCTGAGCGTCGATGTCACAAGTGCCTTGCGGTCATGGGCGTTTTCACAAACCACCTTACCTCTCGGTCGGTTTCAGAGGTTGTGGGATGGATACGACATCCCAGGCATGTTGCGGAACCAGTTGATCGAGAAACCCGACCTTTCCCCGTCTGAGGCGTGGACGCAGGAAATCGACAAACAGCTCGGCGCCACGACGGACGCTGACGCGCAGCAAATGTTGTCGGCACTGCGCGAGACGATCCGGCTGCAGTTCAAGGATGGCAGCTTCGCGCGGGACGTGAACAAGTGGCGCACTGCGATCGGTGAGCATCAACGGGCTTTGCGCGCGTACTCGGACTACCTGAAAACGGGACAGAAGCCGTTCACTGAACGGATGCAGGACGCCGCCCGCAAGTCCGCACGCGCCGATGAGACGAAACTGCGACTCCAGCGCGAAGAAGCGGAAACGGCCCTCGAAGTCCTCCAGGAGCAGATACGTGAGCGTTGGAAGGATCTGCGCGCAACCCTTCTGGGCGTGATGGATCCTGGCGTTACAGGAAACAAACTGTTGTCGAGCCTGATGGGCCTTAGTGACGCTTACGAGCCGTTCGTCGCCCGCAGGACGAGTGAATTCGCACAGGCGTTTGCACGCGATCCTGCATTGTTCCTTGCGGCGCAAATGCGCACAAATGGCTCGGACGATCAAATCTATACAACTACCGACGAGGCAGATCGCGTCAGGGGGTGGGCGCGCATCGTCGAAGCGACGCCTGCCATCAGGGAGATCGCGCATGATCTCGCCGCTTTGCACGCGCGGGCAGTATCGCTGAACAACGCAATCGCCCCGACGGAAGACATCCAATGGCTGTCTGCCGCGCCGTTCGCAGGGAACGGCTGGGTCGAACTGTCAATGAAGCACCTGATTCGAACAGCAGTGCTTGAAGGCAAAGACGCGGTAGCACTGACCGGTGGCCTGGTGCACGCCATGAGGTGGCATGCGGACGGCCAGAAAATCGCGGTGGTCGATCAGTTGATTGTCGAGAGGGACGAATCCAATGAACGTGTTCACATCTCGTTCTCGCGTCTTGGGTCTGATGAAGGCGGGCCGCTCAACGATGCCCCGCCAGATTGGTCGCAAGGACGGGTTACGTTCGTCCCCTCGCCTGATGGCGCCGACCTGGTCGCGCTCAACGTAGATAACTCGACCAAATACCTGCGGTTGAGCGAATTGGTCGGCACCGACACAGTTGCGAAGATCCTGGCCAATCAGGAGTCCAAGTTCGTCGTAACACCCCCTGCGCCGGCAGTCATCGGAACAAGCCCGTTCTTCGCTGCGTATGACGGTGTGCACCGTAACACGCTGAAGGCGGTTGCCCAGCGCCTCGACAAGTCGGCCCGCATCGAGACAACAGAAATGGAGTCGCTGATCGAATACGGTGATGGCGACACAACCAAGCTCCCGCTGCATGTGCTTCGGATCACGGATCAAATGCGCGCTCGCGTGCTGGGCGAGGGACTGTCCCTCTTCGACCGAACCAACACGTTGCCTGCTTCTGCTCCGGATCCGCTGGCTGCGTTGCCGAACCCGATCCCGCGGAACGTGCTCGACGCGTTCCTGGCCGGCGTGCGCATGCCGGAAGGCGTGAACCTGAATCTGCTGAACGCATCGGCGATCCCCGAGGAGATTGCACGTCAGCAGCCCGCCGGACGCTGGGCGCGCGCCTGGACGATCGATGGCGATGTGAACATCGTCGTTGATCGTGTGCAGTCGCTGCGTGATCTGCAGAAACTCGTGGCGCATGAGCTCTGGGCGCACGTCGGGGGCAATGCCGTCGTCGGCGACAAGTGGGCCACGGTGGTTGAGGGTTACGAACGCCTGAAGAAGCTGCGCGGCAAGACATTCGACAGCATCCATGCTGAGGTGATGTTCCGTTACGGGAGGCTGTCGCCCGTCGAGGAGGTGAAGGAATTCATTGCTGTCATGGCCGAACGTCGGGTCGATGAAGGCCCGCTGGCTCGGTGGTGGCGCCAGGTACAGGAATTTGTCGTGCGCGGTTTGCGTGCAATGGGTATGACTCGTCCGATGGGGCTGGCCGACCTGAACATCATCCTGTCAGCCGGGCGTGCGTACATCGACGGAACGTCCTTTTACGATCGGCGCCGTGGCGCGCAGGCGTCAACGCTGTCCTTCTCGCTGGATGATGAGTTTGAACCGCATGAACGGCCGCTGGTGCAGCAAATCGGCATGGGCTTTCAGGGCGGGCTGCGTGGTCTTCGTGCTCGCATGTACAACCAGTGGCGACTGTTCCAGGGCCGGCGCTGGGATTACACCCGGCAGGCCGTTCTGGATCAGTACAACTCGTTCCGCAAGGTGCTGAATGATCCCCGAAGCTGGAAGCTGGCGAACTTGGCAGCCGGCACGCTTTCCGCTTTGGAAGCCGCATTAACCCGCGGGCGGCTATACCTCGAGAATGACGTGCTGAAGGTACACACGAACATGCCTTCATTGCAGGACATCCTGGAGCCGCTGGGTCGCGACGTGAATCGCTTTCTCGCCTGGGTCGCGGCGCATCGTGCCGAACGCTTGAAGGCTGAAGGCCGGGAGAATCTGTTCGAGGATCACCACATTGCGGCGTTCCAGCTCTTCAATCAGCCGGGCACACCAGGAACGGTGACCTACCGGCCCGATCGGCCGGAGATCTTCGCCACGGCGCTGCGCGAGCTCGAGCAGTGGCAAGCCTCAATCGTGCAGGTTGGTGTAGACACCGGACTGATCAACGATGAGGAAGCCGAACTGTGGAGAACACAGGGTTGGTACGTGCCGTTCTATCGCGTGCTTGAGGATGAGCAGGACGACACCGGCCCGCGCATCAGCCTGAATGAACTGGCACGACAGACTGCATATCGACGTCTGCGTGGTGGTGTTGACCAGCTCGATGATCTGTTTGTGAACTTCCTGGGCAACGCCAATCACATTATTGCGGCAAGCATGCGCAACCACGCAGCGCGCGCTGCGCTCGCCACGGCAACACAGGTGCGCAACCAGAGCGGGCAGCCGATCGCCACACGGATTCATCCGCCTTACGGTGGTGTGCCTCGTGGCGCGATCTGGGTGCGCAACAACGGCCGGCCCGAGTGGTATCAGCTCGATCACACGGATCCGGAAAGCAACCTGGTGCTGGAAAGCCTGCTGTCGATCAATTGGCAGGGCATGAACGGCATCGTTGGTGCGACGCTGCGCAAGGCAAAGCGCATGCTGACCTACGGTGTGACCGCGGATCCCAACTTCAAAATCGCAAACGGTGTGCGCGATACGCTTGCCGCCATCGCGATCACCGGTCTGTCGCCGATGTTCTGGCGCAACATTGCGTCCGGGTGGCGGGCGACACGCGATGACGGTACCGACAAAGCTGACATGTTGGCTTCCGGTGCGATCTTTGCGGAGTCCGGCTACATACACGGCGCCGACCCGGATGAAATGCGGTTCTGGATCGAGCGCAATCACCCGAACTATGGGCAGGTGCGCGCAACGGCGAACCCGTTCATGGACGCCGCGCGCGCGCTGGGTCATGGCCTGATGCTCGGATGGGAGGCCTATCAGGACTTCGGAGCGCGCCTGGAGAACATCAACCGCGCGGCAGAGTGGGTGCGATTGCAGGAAGCGGGCGCGTCCGACCTCGATGCTGCATTCGCCGCGCGAGACTTCCTCGACTTCAGCCGCATGGGTGGCAACGAGACAGTGCGCTGGCTGACTCAATCGGTCCCGTTCCTGAACGCGCGACTACAGGGCCTGGATAAGCTCGGGCGGTCTGCTGTGGATCCCGCACAGCGCGCGCGCTTTCACACCACGTGGGCGATCTACTCGGCGCTGTCGGTGCTGCTCTACCTGCTGATCAAGGACGACGACGAGTACAAGAGACTCGAGCAGTGGAAGCGTGATGCCAACCACTACTTCCGGTTGTGGCCGGGCAGTCCGCTGTTCAAGATCCCGCGCCCGTTCGAAGTAGGCGCGATTGCGATGCTGTTCGAGCGCGCGACAGAGCAGTGGGTTGATGCGTCTGCGACACCGCGTCTCTTCCGTGAGCGATTGACGCATGCGCTGCTCGATACCTTCGCGATGAACCCTACGCCCGCGGCGCTGCGCCCACTGCTCGAGATCAATGGGGATCTGAACTGGTTCACAGGGCGGCCGATCGAGGGCGACGAACTGAAAGAAGTGCGCGCACCACTGGCCTATCAGCCGTGGACGGGGACAACCGTTAAGGGCGCCTCTGCTGCGATCTATGGGGCGACCGGCGGCCTGGTGGATCCCTCACCGGTGCAGATAGAACACATGGTACGCGGGTACTTCGGATGGCTTGGTACCACCGCGATTGCGGCTGCCGATGCCATCATCGACGGCTTCACCGGTGCCCCGGAGAAGCCGGCAGGGCACTTCTCGGATTCCGTGATCGCGCGCCGCTTCATGGAAACGACGCCGCAGCGCAATACGCGCGCCCAGACCGAGTTCTATGACATGCTGAATGCGGTACAGGAGGCCGCCTTCAGCGCTGCGCGCAAACGCAAGCTCGAGGGCCGTGCGGCGAGTAAGGCATACGTCGCTGAACAGGGTGACGAAGAAGCGATCCGATTGCTTCCCAGAATGCGCACCACAGCACGCCGTCTGGCTGCTCGACGCGCGCGCATCGATCGCATCACGAACGATCCGAACCTGAGTGCCGAAGAGAAGCAGCAGCAGATCGATGCCCTGCTGATCAAGCAGGACGAGACTGCTGCGCGCGCGGTCGAGCGGATTCCGATGGATGTGAGGGAGTCGCTGATCTGATCAGGAAACGCGGTTTTTGTGGTGCTCTGCCAGCATGCTCAATGTTGGCACCACCACCTGGGTCTGTGTGTGAACCAGTGCGTTCTGAGCAGCGATCATGCCCTTGAGGATCTTTGCAATGCGCGCCTGCCGGTAACACAGCAGTATCAGGACAGCGACCTCGAAGAACACGAAGACGCTGGAAATCAGCAGCAACCATCCTGTAGCGAGCTCAATCGTCATTCTTGCTCTGATAACCGTTGGGTTCTGGTGCCCTACCGCACCGGTCAATGCGCTCGATGAGGTCTTGTGTTTCCGCATAGAGCGCATCGAGCGTTTGTGACTGCTGCTGGACACTCTCAGCGGTGGCGATAACTCGTTGCGTCTCTTCGTCGTGCAGCAACAGCGAGCGAAAAATGCCCAACACCTTGTCAGCCCAAGACCTTGTCAATGACGCGCTCGAGGGCGACGCGGGTGCCTTCGAGGGTGTTGCGGGTGCTCTCGGCCTGGACTGCGAATCGGGTCGCAAGTTCATGGTAAAGCTCTCTGGCACGTGTCAGCTCCTTTTTCATCCCCTCGACATTCCAGGTCTGATAGGCGGCGAACAGTGTCATGACGCCAAGGGCGCCGTATGTTTGCAAAACATCCATCCACGAGGCAAAGGTACCGGGATCTGCAGACACCTTGCCTCCTTGTCGGCAGGGTTACTCGGCGGTTGCTGCTATGGTACACCATGCTGGCAGGCTCTCACGGCATCACCCGCCTGTGAATAGGTACCGGCATCAGGTCGGATAACCGCTCTATCACCGAACCTCGAGGCCGCGCGGACGCGGCGACGGATCGAGGCCGTTCAGCCCGGCGATCGGCGGATAAATGACGAATCCGGCCGCGTGTTCGTGTCCACCGCCGCCGAACGACTTGGCGATCTCATTCACATCCATGCCCCCGCGCGAGCTCCGCAGTGAACACGTCCACATCCCGCCCTTGCCCTCCCACCAGGTTACGGAGAACAGCGCTGGCCGTCGTTCTGACAAGACATGGCCGACCTCAGAGGCGAACATCGGCGGCGCCGAACATGCCCAGACCTCATGCCCGCAGAAACGCACCAGGCGCGCACCGGTTTCGATCAGGTGACTGACGACATCGCTTTCAACTGCCAAAATCGTTTCGCCGCGGATCAGCATGGCGAAATACGAAGGGCTTTTTCTGTTGAAATTCACAAGCGCGGCTTCGTAGGTCATGAGGTAGCTGGGCGTGTAGGCATGATACATGCGGAGTTCCGCATTGATCGCCTTCGAATCCGGTAGCCGCCAATGCCACAGGTCGCGGTCCTGCACGTAGGCTACGAGCTCCGGCATGTCTTCGGTGTTGAACGCCATCCAAGCCAGCGCGGCCCCGCTGAATGCGGTTTCGAACACCCAGGCGATGTTCAGCTTCCGGCGCACTTGCGTGAGATCCCGGCATGAGGGCATGGTTTCGTTGTCTTCAATTCCTGCCCATTCACGCAGCGCATCGATATGCCCCACGTGATGGTCGATGACCACCACGCTTGCCGCAACATCGGACAGTGAATTGAGGATGTCTGCCGGATAACAAAAATCCACGATGACCACGCATCGCTTGCGTACCATTTCGGGGTCAAGCGGTGTGCTGTTGTAACTCTGCGGCAGACGTTCGACGTTTTCTGGCGTCGGGTGTTTGCGCAGCACCGCCCAGGCGGCGACGCGCCCGTCCATGCAATTGTCGTGATACACGATCAGCGGCCTCGAATCGCTTTGGAATGCGCTTAGAGCATTCGCCAAGTACGCTGATTCCCGGAAGGTTGTAGTCATATGTCGTCTCCGTTGATTGTTGCGCGAATGAACAGCTCAGCTACCTGCGGGACTATGGCATTGCCGTAACCCCGCAGTCGTCCCATTCGGGCGGGTACCCCATGAGCCAGCGGGAATGAGCCGGATTCAACTGGCCGCCACTTTCCATCTGTGCAAAGGAGCCAGTCAGGAGCTGACCATCCGCCGTGTATCGCATCGGACCGTCTATAGATCCCTTCGCCCCCCCTTGGATTATTGCCGCCATCTGCGTGAGCGGCACACCCGTGTCCGTGTTGCGTGGTGGTGCCGTACCTCTGTTGTGGTCCGCGGCAGTCGGAGTCGGCCAGCCCGCAAGCGTAGCCTGCCGTGGTAGCTGATCCAGCCTCGACCGGTTGCCCGATTGTGTCGCCATCCCCGGCGAATCTTTCCAATCCCTTGCCGATGCCGTGCTCCAGCCCGACAACTGCGCGACACACTCCGAGCTCATTTGCTTGCCGCTCTCCGACCGCCGAACTGCCGATTCGTTGGTCGAATAACGCCATTTCTCGTCGCTGGCGTTCGTCGTCGGCCACCCCTGCAAAGTAAAGCCGTTGTCTGATGTGCGGCGCGCCGACGCCCGCAGCGCACAGATCGGCCGCCCCCACCGCATACCCCATCGCCTCCAAGTCAGCACGTACAGCGGCGAGCCAGAATCGACCATCGAGGCTCGCAACCTGCTCTCCAAATACGACTGGAGGGCGACACTGGTCGATGAGCCAACGAAAGGCCGGCCATAGGTGTCGCGGGTCATCAGTCCCCTTTCCTGAGCCTGCCTGGCTGAAAGGTTGACAAGGGCAGGATCCGGTCCACACGGGCAGATCGTCGGCCCACCCCGCGAGTCGGAGTGCGTGACTCCAGCCTCCGATTCCGGCAAAAAAGTGACACTGCCGAAACCCGGCAAGGTCTGCTGGTGTGACATCTTCGATACTCCGTTCGTCAACGATGCCAGGCGCGATCAGGCCACGCGCAATCAATTCGCGCAGCCATGCTGCAGCCTTCGAGTCGTTCTCGTTGTAGTAGTTCATGGGCCGCACAGAGTCAGTCTGTCGTATCGGTTGACCCTGCCATGATGGATTCGCGAATGGCTCTCATGCGCTGTTCAGTCTCGAGGACGAATTCACAGAAAGCCCACTGATCCTTTGTCGATGAGTGGCCCTCTGATGGGGGCCTGCCGGTGTCTTGAATCATCCACTCCTTCCAATTCTGCATGGCAATCTTCAGGGCGGATTCGAGGTTGTCGATTCGGTTTGTGGTGATGTTCATGGTTTCTCCGTCAGTCTGGTCGCATTCGAGCAACCGATGCAGTTGTAGAACGGGTGTGTCGGGCCGCTTTCCAGTCGCCACGTCTCGGGCTCTGTCCAGAGGATGTTGTCCTTCGAGATCTCGCATCGGCTTATGCCACCGCACTCGTGTAGGTAGACGAGAATGAATGGGCGAGGATGTCTGGACCAATCTATTGCGCTCCGGATGTCGATCTCGAGCGTATCCCATGCGTCGTAGACTTTGTTTTCCAGGAGCGGATGGATGGGGCCTTTGTTGTGCGGGAATCCGATGGTGCGTTTGTACTTGTCGATGAACCACGCCGGCCATTCGATCCGGCTGTCGGTTGTTGTGAAGGTTGAGCGGTGTCCCATGGGGTGCCGTGCCCTCATTTCACTCGCGTTCGACCTTGCAGAACATGTTCTCGCTTTGCGCCCACGCATCGACTATCTCCTTCATCAGTCGCTCGACACGTCGCCGCGGCTTCTTGGGCAGTTTTTCTCTGTTGTCGTAAACATCGAGCAGCACTTGTACGAGCAGATCTCTCGTCGGTCCGGGCGTCCTATTGAAGACCAAAAACGACGGAAGTATCGTCGTCGTGCAGTCGTTCCCCGCTTGCTCGGAGCCCTTCTTTGTCATGGTCATGCTTCCGATGGCACGACGGATATCCTCTACCGTGGGGCTGGTACCTGTGATCGCTATATCCTCGCTCGACGACGAACTCTCTTTGTTGTCGGAGACAGGTTGTGTCTGCGCGTGTTCTGGGATCTCGCACGTTTCCGGCTTTGCTTCTGCAGCGGCACTCGGCAGCGGCGTTGAGGGCACCACATCTCTTCCCGGATCCGCCGCCAACCAATGCGCCCCTTCTGGTTCGCTGATGCCGAAGGCCGCGCACAATTCGGAGAGGGAAATATCTATTTCGCCGTAAGCATCGCAGAACACCGCGCGCTTCAGTTCTGGTGATGCTTCAGCAACAAACAGCTTGGTGGTATCCCATGTCGTGTGATGTAACACCCACGAGTCGAGCTCATTAACCGGCTCGACGTTCTCCGCGTCTTGCTGCCCGCCGGCCTCCTGCGCGACCGGCTCCGCAGCGCCACCGGCAACAAGGTACATGGGCAGTCCGGCTGTCGCGCAACGTGCTTCGTATTGCTGCGCAGCGCTCTGCACCGTTGCCTCGCTCTTGTTGATCAACATGCTGATGATGCTGGTTTTGTATCGAGCGCTTAACAGTTCGTATGCGATTGCACAACGAACAGCCTGCAACTTCGGGCTGCGCTCGCTGCCGCGCACGTCTTCAATGTCCACATCGTAGAAGGCGCAGATCTTCTTCGCGATCGCGACCGCGTCAGGATGTTCGTTCATGGTCATCGGGCGTCTCCGTATCCGTCGTGGTGGTGATGAGTCCTGCGGCCAATGCCGCAGCCAGGCTGCCGGGCTGCCACGGCCGAATACCCGCGGCCTCGAATACTTCAAGGTCAGGACAGGCGCACAGGTGTGCGTGCCTCCCGTGCTGATTGCACAGGTATTCCGTGCACCAGCCCTCTTGCTCGTCGTGGTATCCGCACAGCTCCCATAGGGGTTTGGTCGGGTCATGCTCTGTCATAGGCTTACCTGGATTGATGAGTGCGCCCGACGCGCCCTGGCCGGTCCGGGCGATATCGGGCTTGCCTTGTGCTGAACTACCAGCTCGTCTGATTACCGCACAGTGTCAGGTTCAGTGACCCATGCAGCCAGCCAGCTCTGCCGCCAAGGCCAGCGGCCGCCTACGGTGCAGTCAGCCTCCCGTGGTTCCGAGTTCTTTGAGTGCATCGTAGGCGTACAGCACCTCCCGATAACGCTCCAGCAGATCGCGATCAATCGGGTGAGCATCGTCACCCAGCAGAATCGGGTTCCAGGCTGAAACGTCGAACACCCGTTCCGGGTGCGTTAAATCGTGAGCCACCTGATAGGAGGCAAGCCACAACAGGCGCCGCTCCATCTCGATGATCGTGCGCACTGTTACCGGCGCATTTGCCGGATCGATGAATCGGCCCAGCGCTGCCTCGAGTTCGCGCGCTCTGTTTTCGGCAATGCGCACGCGATCCATAGCAGCTTCATACGCTTGCGCCAGTTTGATTTCCTTCTGGGCGATCCACCGCGCGCCGTTCTTGATGGACGTCGCACCAGGCGATCGCCCGCCTGCCGCGGCGTATGCCCACAGCTTGTCCCAATCGGTTGCTGTCATGATTCGGAGCCCTCGATTTCCAAAGGATTAGCCTGCACGGGTGCCAGAGCCGGAATAATCTCTTCGATCTGGCTCGCAAGGCCAGCAAGCAAGTCGTTGTCGTACTTAGACCGCCGCTTTTTGTTGATCAGTGCGTTGTGCAGCTCCCGCATGTCCTTCATGTCGCCCTTGATCATGATTCTGTATTGCTGTTGCGGGGCGGTTGATACTTGCAGTGTCATATGTGCGCGCTCCTCCCGTTGATCTCTGGCCACCCTCTCAGCCGGGTCGGTGTTGATCGGCCCTCTGCGCGTGCCCTTTCATTCTCGCTGTACACACGGGCAAACAATTCCGCTTCGGCGATCTCGAATGCTGTTTCCTCAACCAACTCCTGCTCCTGAATTTCGATAAGGAAATGCAGGGCGGCTTCCTCGATCCGATACCGCATGTCGATGCGCATGCGCATCGTAGAGCCGCCATGAAATACGGGCACCCCGATGAAGAACGTCGGGTAGAAACGCACCGCCTTCTCCGTATCGTTCTGGTTGGTGTAGGTGAAGTTCGCCTGGCCGCCGACCAGATCCACGTCCTTGCCGAACTTCATGCGCCGCGTGATGTGAAACTGCTCGGCCATTTGGTTCAGGTCAAGCCCCGTAGGTGATGTGCCACTGAAGCCTTCTGGTGGTGCAACAACATCCACGTGCCGGACCCGTAGAAACTCAGCCAATCGCTCCTGCGTCATCCATTTGCCGCTGATGTCGGACCATGCTTTGAATCGCGTTTCGATCACCAAGCGGCAGCGAGCGATGTGATCTTCATATTGTTCCTGGGGGAATCCGGGCGATGCCCCGTTGATTATCGCAAGAAAGCCGTACTCGACATCCGCCGTCACGGGTGCTGTTTTGATCGAGTACAGGTCATAAAACGGCACGTTCCAGCGCTGCACGTAATCGGCCAGGTCGCATGGTCGATCGAACCACCACCGATGCGCGACACGTGGCGCAGAGGCCTCAATGACCTCAATCTTCGCGCGCTCCGGCACAATCGCCATATGCGCGTGCGGTGAGGGCCGCAGTTCAATGAGTTGCCGGGCGTTGGTCCGGTCCATCAACTCGGCAATGACTTCGGATTCTGTTCTTTCTGCCATGATCAGTCCTCCGTATCACCCAATGCCCTGCGCATCGGGTCAATGATTTTGTTGCCCCGGCGTGTACTCACGTCGGTTAATTGCAGATCCCCCTGCCTGGGATTGTTGCGATGCAGGTCACCATCGGCCGTGCTGAACATCACCTGCGGTTGTCTTGCCCACTTCGGCGCCTTCATTTCGATCTTGGTGAACGTCAGGCTGATGGCTTCGTTGTCCTTCGATGCCGACTTGAGCGTGAGTTCAATGGTCACCTTGGCCGTGCCACCGCTGATTCGCAACAGCTTGACCGCCTCCGTCACCTCGCCGGTGATCTCGTCGTCGGCCTCGCCGTTGCTGTGATTGCGCAGGATCTCTGAAAAGGGCGTTCTGATGTTTACCCGATTGATTTCGTCACTCATGGTGCTCTCCTGTTACCGGTGGTGGTGTGTCCTCGTCGTCAGTTTCTTCCGGGATAACCCGCTTCGAATATCCAATCACGGTCGGTGCGCTGCGCTCGATGATTACCGTCAGGTGCGATATCGGAACACCGGCAGCTATCTGGCGCCTGATCCAGCGAACTAGCCTGTGGGTGACAACGGATCCCGTCGAGAAACCAACGGTTTCCGGTATTGGCTCGCACCACTCTCGCCTGCACTTTCGGCACAGGTATCTGTAGCGTGAGATCGTCCAGCGGGTTGCCACACCGTCTACAGGTATGTCGTCTAAATACTTGGGGCGATACCGTGCCCTCCTGAACAACGTTAGTGCCGTAATGTTCTGGTCGGTCGGTTTGACCGGCCCCTTCGTGCCGCAGGCCGGGCACTGCACATGATCGAGCGGATCCATTACTGCATGTACACGCCGAATCAATCCATTCCCGTACCCCTCAATCGAAACGTGCTGAACGCGCAGGCCGGGAATGGGCGCGACGCGCCGACTTGGTGCTTGATTGTTCATCGCGGCCCCACGCTGTCAGGATCCGTGCGCAGCGGATCATAGCCGTCGTGCCGCACCCACCTGCCAAGCGAGGGCGACATGAATCCCCACGTGCGCTGCCGCGGGCCGGTGATGAACAGTGTCGTGGCGCGTACCGTTAACAGCTCAATCCGGTGGAGCTGTCGCGGCGCCCGCACCACCAGGCACGGCGCCCAACGCTCTTCGGCCGTACCGTCGTGATAGTGCTCTCGATAGGCACCCTTGATGAGCAGCGACACCGACCACCACGGATGGTCATGAAGTATTCGGTGGTCGCTGGCGTCGAACCGATGAAGATAAATATTGAATACCCGATTCCTCGGGATCAGCCACCACCGTCGAAGGTAGCGGCCAAGCTGCAGATCCGGCCTGCGCATCGTTGCCCCCTGTGTTTGCGTGAATGTAATCTGCACCATTGCATAATACTCCGCAAGTAGTATTCAATGAGTATCGCCAAAACGAGACTGATGATGTCCAGCAAGGTCCGCATACAGCCAAAAATCACTGCCGCGCAGGAAGCACTTCTCAGGGCAATGATGAAAAAGAGCGGTTACCCGATCGGTGTGATGGTCGGTGTATTGATCGAGGCTCAAGCGCACGCTGTCCTGGGCTCTAAGGAAGTGCGGCGAATCACTGCAATTGCGAACAAAGGGGAACAGGAATGATCGCAAAGGCCATGAGAATGCAGCTCGATCGAGGGCTGGGTATTTTGGTGCCCGAGTGCACTGTGCAGCAGGCTCGAGTTATCAAGCGGCGCAACCCGCACATGGGGTGGATCGATGTCGCACGGCAGGTTGGATGGCGTGGCAGCTCGCATGACCTCGAGCGCGCCGTTGAGCAGTCCTACAAATGAAGACGAAATCTCACAGGGCCTCGAGCCCCAGAAAGCGCGCGCCCGGCCACGACGTGATTTATCGTCGCCTGGCGATCCATTTGCGATGGTTGCGCGAAAAGCATGGGCTTTCGCTGTCGGACCTTTCGCATGTATCCGGTGTCGGTGTGTCTACGCTCAGTCTGATCGAGTCGGGAAAGGCACGCTGTTCGCTCGACACGTTGATTCTGCTCGCACCGAAACTCCACACGACTGCTCCCGATGTCCTGCGCTACGCGCTTCAGGGCCATAAGACGAGGAAACAGACATGACACTTCCGTACGAGAACGCCACCAGCGGCGATCGCGCTTTGAATGACATGCAGA